TGAGGCAGATCTACAGGGCGCTGACCGGCCACCCCACGCCGTCCGGCCCGGGCCCGGAGCGGGCGTCCCTGCCGCACGTCGAGGAGTCGCTGACGCCCGTCGTGACGGCCGTCGCCACCCCGGCCATCCCGCCCATGCCCGCCCAGCCGCCCACCCGACCCACCTACGCCACCCCCGCGCTTGAGGCGATCCGCGAGCTCTACAACGGCGGCTACCGCCCCGGCACCGAGTCCATGCGCTCCGCCGTGCACGCCGCCACCGGGAACTGGCCAGGCGGCTCCACCTGCCGCCAGATCCTCCGGGCCGCGATCGAGGCGATCGAGCCGCACCTGGCGATGCTGCCGCCCGAGCCGACCAAGCTGGCCGCCGTCGCCCCCTGAGCGACGCCCCGACCGGGCCCCGCAGGTGAGCAGCAGCTGCGGGGCCCTTCGCTGTCCGGCGCGGCACTCGGTCCACCGCCACCGCGTGCGGGAGGATGTTGGGCATGGACGACTGCCCGGCCACCGCCCTGATCCTCCTCCACGACGAGCCCTGCCGCGTCATCTGCAACCAGCCCGCCGGCCACGACGACCAGCACGAGGACCTGGTGCTCGGCAAGTGGGGTGACGGGCGCCCGGCGGGCCGGGAAGAATGACGGGCATGGTCACCTTCACTGCACCGCGATCCGGGTGGTACCGCTTCACCCCCGACAAGGATGAGCCCGAGTACCTCGGCGATGGCCCTGGGCAGAGCATCGCCAGCGCCAGCGAGCTGGTCACGCTCCTCGCCGAAGGGGAGACGGTTGGCTTCGGGAACTCGGGCGGCGCCCAGATGATCACGGCAGGCGACTGGGTCACCATCCCGTGGGACCACGAGTGAGGGCGGTGCTCCGCGAGATCGTTGCTGGCTGGCGAGCGGCGTGGCGGGCCGTCCAGGGCGATCCCAACCCGACCGCGACGCCTGCCGACATGATCGAGCGCTTCCCTGGGCTGGCTGGCAGATCGAAGGGCTTGACCAAACCGTGATCTGACCCCCTATACTCATCAGCGGGTGTTCAGCGTGCCCAAAAACCGCTCAGCCCACCAGACTTCGGCCCCGCCACCACCTGGTGCGCGGGGCTTCGTCGTTTCCTGGCTCGTAGCTCAGCCCGGTAGAGCAGCGCCCTCATAAGGCGTGCGTCGCAGGTTCGAATCCTGCCGAGCCAACCAGGGCGCGGCCCTGGCAGAACTCCCCACACATCACCTGGAGCCTCCGTGCCCAGCACCCGCGCCCGCACCACCTGAGCAGCAGGGAGGCCGCCGTGACGCTCACCCAGATCGCCGCTGTCGTCGCCCCCGTCGTCCTGCTCGCCGGACTCGTCGCCCGGGCCGCCACGGTCCTCGCGCGCATCAACCAGCGCCTCGACGCCCTGGAACGCCGCGATGCCGAACAGGACGACGACCTGCACGACCTCGGCGCCGCCGTCCACGACCACGACTGACCCCGGAGCCTTCATGCCCCGCTTCATCGCCCACGTCCGCACCCCCAACGGCTGCCTCGACAGCGTGGACTGCGATTTCACCGAGGTCGACGGCAACGGCTACCTCTGGCTGACGCAGGGGCCGAAGAACCAGCAGCCGCACGCCTGCTACGCCCCCGACGCGTGGCTCAGCTACACCCTCCAGGCACCGCCCGAGGACGCACCCGAGCCGGGCCTGACCGTCATCGTCGCCTTCGACGGCGCCGAGATCCTCCGCCAGACCCGCCGCAACCTCTGACCCTGGGAGACCTCATGTCCAAGATCGCCGACAAGCTGCACCAGCTCCTGCACAACCTGGTCGTGAAGTTCGAGGGTGCCGACCACCCGGCCGCCGCCGAGCTGCGCGCCATCCACACCCGGCTCGACGGTGACGCCCGTCAGCTGGCCAGTGGCGCCGCCACCGACGCCCGTCACGTCGAGGCCGACGCCGAGCACGCCGCTGGCCCCGTCGTCGCCGAGGCCACCCACGACGCCGAGCACCTCGCCACCGAGGCCGCGGCCGACGCCACCACCACCGTCGAGCAGGCCGTCCAGCCCCCGGCGGCCACCACCGCCTGATGGGCCGCCGGCCGCCGAACCGCGACATCGCCCACCAGGTCCCGATCGTCGAACGCCGCCGCACCGCGGTCGAGATGAAGATCGCAGGCGCGAGCTGGCAGACGATCGCGGACGAGCTCGGGTTCGACTCCAAGGCCAGCGCCTACAACGACGTCCGACGCGGCCTCCAGAAGGCAGTGGCCGAACTGGCCATCCCCCTGGAGGAGTACCGCCAGCTCACCCTCGACCGACTGGAGGCGATGATCAACGCGCTCTGGCCCAAGGTCGAAGAGGGCGACACCAAGGCGATCGACAGCACCCTCCGGATCCTCAACCAGCAGGCCGACCTACTCGGCCTCAAGGCGCCGGCGCGGATGGAGCTGACGATCGATGCCATCGACGCGGCCATCACCGACCTCACCGGCCAACTCGTTGCTGCTCGCGGCGAAGCTGACCCGCCTGACTGAGCTCCGCCGCCTAGTCGAGGAACGCGACCGCCTGGAGGCCGAACGGCTCCGGAACGTCGACGTGTTCGGACTCCTCGGCTACACGCCGACCGAGCGGCAGGCCGAGTTCCACTCGGCCGACGAGTTCGCGGTCATGTACGGCGGTGCGCTGGGTGGAGGCAAGTCCAAGGCGCTGACCATGGAGGCGATCCGGGCCTGCGTCCGGTACCCGGGTCTGCGGGTCGGCGCCTACCGGCGGACGTACGGCGAGTTGAAGGAGTCGCTGCTCGCCGAGCTCGCGAACGTCGGCTACGCGTCGGCGCTCGGCGCAGTCTGGTCGGCCAGCGAGTACGAACTCCGCTTCCCCAACCGGTCGTTGATCATGTTCCGGTACGCCGAGAACGTGAAGGACGCGACCCGCCGACAGGGTGGCGCCTACCAGCTGCTCATCTTCGACGAGTTGACCTTGACCAGCCCGGACGTGGTCGCCTTCCTGGAAACCCGGCTCCGGTCGGCGCGCACGGACATTCCAGTGCTCGGCGTCCGGTCCGGGACCAACCCCGGCGGGCCGGGTCATGGCACCGTCAAGCAGCGGTACGTGGACGCCACCGACTACGGCCGGCGCGTCCACACCGACATGCGCGGCCGGACCGTCCGGTTCATCCCGTCCAAACTCGCCGACAACCCCCACATCAACGCCGAGTACGCCCAGGACTTGACCTCGCTCGGCGAGACCATGCGCAAGGCCTTTTTGAATGGCGACTGGGATGTTTTCGCCGGTCAAGCGTTCCCCGAGTGGTCCCAGGACCGGCACGTCGTCGAGCCGTTCAGCATCCCCGAGAGCTGGCGCCGCTACGCCGGCGTCGACTGGGGCTACACCGCACCGTGGGCCGTCGTCTGGTGCGCGATCGACGAGGACGGCCGAGCATGGCTGTATCGGGAGATCAAGGCCAGCAAGGTCGGTGAGACCGACCAGGCCCGCCGTATCCTGGACGCCGAGCAGGGCGAGCACGTGGCCATCCGTTGGGCCGACGACGCCATGTGGGCGACCAGAGGCGACGCCAAGCCGATCGCCAAGGTCTACACCGAACAGGGTGCGCACCTGACGGAGGCGGGCAAGGGCGGCCGGGTTGCGGGCTGGCAGCGGCTCCGCTCCTACCTGGCCGATGCGCCGGCCTGCCCGATCCACCGCGAGCTCGGGCTGGAGGAGTGCCCGCTCCTGCACGTCTTCTCGTCCTGCACGAACTTCGTCCGGGACCTGCCCGCGCTGCCCTTCGCAACGAAGGGCGACCCCGAAGACATCGACAGCGCTGCCGACGACCACCTGGCCGACGCGCTGCGCTACCTGCTGCTCAACCTGGGCAGCGGCCCGCGCTTCCCGGACGTCGGCGGTGGGCCGGAGGCCGAGGCCGAGCAGGAGCTGAAGCAGCCGTTCGCCGGCCGGTACGCAGTCGCACCCGCCCCCGACGATCCCGATCCCGACGACGATGTGCCCGAGCGTGGTGCGGTGAGGAGGTCTCCGTGGGCGTCTGGTCCCGACTGACCCGCCGCGAACAGCCCGTCGCCGAGGCCGAACCCGTCACGACGGCCCCCGCCGGGCCGACACCGGCTCAGGCCGCCCGTCGTGGCTACGAGTACGGGATCCCACGCGGCGGCACCACCGAGTACAACCAGGGCGGCGGCGACCTCGGCAGCGACCGGCGTGAACTCCTGGAGCAGCTCTACCAGGTGTACACCACGTGCACGTGGGCCAGCGCCTGCGTGGACGCCATCGCCCGCACGGTGACAGCTGGCGGCCTGTACATCGACTGGGCGCAGGACGACCAGGAGGGCGACCGCAAGGCGCCGACCCGGCCGCCGGAGGTTCAGCGGCTCCAGCAGCTGATCGACTACTGCAACCCGTACGAGGACATGCAGCAGTTGCTGCGCGGCATGGTGACGGACCTGGAGGTCGCGGCCGACGCGTACCTGGAGGTCGTGTGGTTCCTGGGTGAGCCGATCGCCCTCTACTCGCTGGACGCGGCGTCGATGCGGATCATCTCCGACCCGCACGGCGTCGTCACCCAGTACGTGCAGATCACCGACGACGGCCAGCGCGCGGTCTTCGAGCCGGACGAGATCATCCACATCAGCATGGACACCCCGAGGTCGGGCCTACACGGAACTTCGCCGACAGAGAAGGCCCTGCTGCCGATCACCACCTGGCTGTACGCCTCCGGCCTGCTGAAGGAGACCTTGCGCAAGGGCGATCCGCCCACCCTTCATGTGGACTTCCCTGAGTCCATGACCGAGGGCGCGATCAAGCGATGGCTGCAGCAGTTTAGGGTGCGATTCCTCGGTCCGAAGAACAAGGGGGAGCCGGTCGTCACGGTCGGCGGCGGCAAGGTCGTTGAGCTGCAGCCGTCCAAGATCCCGGACCTGCACGCCAGCAAGGACCAGGCCCGCGACGAGATCCTGTCCGAGTACGGCGTCCCGCCGGCCCTGGTCGGCGTGATCGAGTCCGGCAACCTCGGCGGCGGCACTGGCGACAGCCAGCGTAAGACGTTCCTGACCAACACCTGCGGGCCGATCGGCGCACTGATCCTGGAGAAGCTCAACTTCCACCTGACGAAGCGCGGCTTCGGCATCGACGGCTGGGCGCTCAAGCTGCGCGAGGTCGACATGCGCGACTCGCTGACGATCGAGCAGATCCGCGACCTGCGGATCCGCAACGGCCTGTGGCTCCTCAACCGGGGCCGGGCCGACATCGGCGAGCCGCCGGTGGATGGCGGCGACGACGCGGTGCTGATCGACCGCCAGAACCTGGTCCTCTGGAAGGACATCGCGATCATGTCGAAGGCGATGCTGGCCAAGACCGCAGCGCCAGGACTCAGCGCTGGCGCGCAGATCGACGGCATCGACATGAAGCCCGAGCCCGAGCCAGCGCCGGTGCCGCCCGAACTGGCGGCGCACGCCGCCGCGATGGCCGGCCAGCAGTCCCCGGCGCCCGGCCGGCCGCCGGCCCCGCCCGGGAAGACCGCCGAGGCGTACGACTGGCGGACCTACTACGAGGACGACCCGGACGAGGAGGACGAGCCTGATGACTTCGCCTCCCGACTCCGGCGAGCCCTCGCAGCAGCCGCCTGACCCGCCCGGCCCCACCAGCGACCAGCCCGAGCCGCCCCGCACCGGCCCCCGGCAGGCGCCCGGCGGGGCGCTCACCGCAGCCGGCGCCTGGCCGCTCATCCGCAAGACCGTCTACTGAGGAGCACCCGTGCAGCCCACCATCGGACGCATCGTCCATTACCGGCTCAGCGATGAGGACGTCGGCCGGGCCCGAGCTCTGCCAACGATCCAGATCAACCCGGTGAGCTTCGGCGACACCTACCCGGCCATCGTGGTGCGCGCCTTCGGCGCTGCCAGCGACGGTGAGGCCAACCTCCAGGTGTTCCTCGACGGGCAGGCCCAGCTCTGGGTTACCAGCGCCAAGCCGGGCACCGGCCCAGGCACCTGGTCGTGGCCGCCTCGGGCGTGACCGGGCGGGCGCCGACGCTCCAACTCGGCCAGCTCACCGGAACCTGGGCTGCGGTCTACCGGCGCCGGGAGCGGCTGGAGCGGCGCGCGGCCGAGCAGGTTCTGGCCGCATGGCGGGACGTTGCCGGCGGGCTGGACCTGACGGCCGTCATGACGGCCCTGCGCCAGCAGGTCGCACCGGCCGAGAGCACCCCGGCGGCCATCCGGCGCCGGCACGTGCAGCAGGTCACCACCGCGGCGGTGCTCGCCCAACTGGCCCGCCTCGCCAGCCGACCGCAGTGGCCCCAGCTGATCGCCGCGCTCACCGCCGCGATGCGGCAGGCCCGAACGGCCGGCACCCGAGCAGGGCACGCGGTCGCCACCGACGACGACGGCGAACTCAGCGACGAGGACGACGACCAGGGCGACGACGCTGGCGATGCGGATGCGGAGCTCGCTGCCGCCTACACCGTCACCGCCGCGGCCCTGCGCGGCACGGCGCAGACCATCGCCCGAGCCCTGCTCAGCGCGGCCGAGCAGGGCGACGACGAGCGGGCGATGCTCGACCAGGTCGCGGCCGTCATCACCGACGGCGCGGCCTGGTCCACGAGCGTCATCACCGCGGTGGGCGCCGCGTGGACCGATGGCATGGCGAACGCCTACCAGCAACGCGACGTACAGCAGTTGAGCATCGTCACAGTCGGCGACGGGCGCGTCTGCCCGACCTGCGTGGACGCCGAGGACCGCAGCCCCTTCCCCGCCGCGACCGCGCCACGGCCACCCCTTCACCCTCTCTGCCGCTGCACCCTGCAGCCCGCCTGATCGGAGGCACCCCCTTGGCCGGTATCGCCACGATCCGCGGCACCGCGATCGCCCCCGGGGTGTCGCGAAACCGCAGGCTGTACACGCGGGAGATGCTCGGCCGGGCGGCCGGGCGCGCCCAGGAGGCCATCGCCCGCGGCGAGCCGCACACGATGCTCACCCACCACGGCGCCGAGGACGACTCCACGCGGATCGTCGGCCGGGTCACCAAGCTGACCCAGCAGGACGACGGGCGGGTCACCTTCGAAGCGGAGATCGCCGACACCGCCGCCGGCCGCGACATCGCCGCCCTGGTGACGGGCGACCGACCATTCCTCGACGGCGTGTCGATTCGGGGCGCCTGGCGAGGTTCGGTCCGGCGGGTCGAGCACGACGGTCAGATGGTCGAGACCGCTGACGATCTCGACCTCCACGGCCTGGACTTCACCAAGACCCCCGGCGTGGTGGCCGCCCGGATTGAGCCCGGCGCCGTGCCGACCGAGACCGCCGAGTCCGGCCACCTCGTCTACGAGTCCGTCACCGAGGCCACCGCCGCCACCACAAGGGCACCGGACAGCCCCGTGCTCCACGCGGACCCCGGCTACTTGCCGGACAAGCAGAAGCGGCACCCGCTCGACACCGCCCGCCGGGCCAGGGCCGCGTGGTCGTACATCAACGAGGCCGACAACTCCCGCCAGTACACGGCGAACCAGCTGAAGCGGGTCAAGGGCCGCATCAAGAAGGCCTTGCGCCAGTTCGGAGTGACCGTGACTGCAGAGACTGCACCGTTTGTGCCGTCGGCCGAGGATGCCTCCTGGGGCCCCGTCGCCGAGTGCCTCGCGGTGGACGACCGGGGCGCCGGGTTCTCGATCTCGGCGCACAACGGGCCGATCACCGTCAACATCTCGGCCTACGAGGGCATCGAGCCCGCTGAGTTGGAGGTCATCGCCAAGGCTGCGATGTGTGCCGCCTGCGACGCGCTGAGAGCGATGGACCCGGATATGGACGCCGACATCGACGTGCCGGGTGCGCCGCACGCGGACAGCGACGGCGACACCGAGGCCGTGCGGAGCCCGGACGATGACCAGATGGAGGCCGCGCCGCCCGCGCCCGCCACCGAGACCACCCCGAGCCGACCGGCCGGGGACCCCACAACCACCACGGAGGTGCCCGCCGTGAGCGAGTCCACCCCGGCCGCCGAGACGGCCACCCCGCAGCTCATCGCCCTGACGCCGGAGCAGTTCCAGCAGCTGCTCGGCAACCGCCCCGCGCCGACCACCGAGTCCGCGCCCGCAGCCCCGGCCGAGCCGGTCGTCGAGACCGAGGACCAGCGCATCGACCGCATCGTCGCCGAGCGCATGGCCAAGGAGCGGACCGCCCTGGAAGAGAGCCTGCGTGCCGAGGTCCGCCAGCAGGGGCCCGCCCGCAAGGGCCTGCGCGCCACCAGCACCGTAGCCGAGTCCGGCTACGAGGACCCCAACGTCGTTCGCCGGGCCGGCAACGACGCCCTCCTCTCCTGGGTGTCGAACGGCCGCTACAGCAACGAGTACGACGACTGACGGCCGTAGCCGACAGCTGAGCTGACTGACCGCCACCCGCGAGCCGGGTGGTGCCGGACACGGCAGGAATGGTCACCCGCCCCCGAAGAGCCGCAGGCCCGGGGGCTTTTCCATGCCCATCTCCTGCCCCCGGAGGCATCCTTGTCTCGCGAACTCGCTGAGGCGCTCAACGCCGCGGGCGCATCCGCGCTCGTCCCCAAGGTCATTGACCCGAACCTCTTCGAGCAGCTGCGGCGCTACAGCCCGCTGATCGAGGCCATCCCCAGCCAGAAGATCCGCAGCACCGACTACTACTTCAACACCCGCAACGGCCTCGCCTCTGGCGGTGCTGTCACCGACGGCGGTGCCCGCCAGGTGAGCACCAGCTCGTACTTCCAGAGCAAGTTCACCATCAAGAACCTCCAGGTCGTCGGTGCCGTCACTGGCTACGCCGAGGAGGTCACCGCCGACGTCATCGGTGACCTGCGCGCCCGAGAGATCATGGGCGGCATCCGCGGCCTGCGTTGGGACACCGAGCAGATGCTGGTCTCCGGCAACTCCGGCGCGACGCAGTTCGGCCCCTACCCGCAGTTCGACGGCCTCGCCTCGCTGATCAACACCTTCAGCGGCACCAGCAACAACGGCCAGAACGCGATCGACGCGGCCGGCTCGAACATCTCCTTCAGCCTGCTGAACCAGCTGATCGACATGGTCGAGTCCTACACCGCCGAGCAGGCCACCAACACGGACTGGATGCTCGTCATGAGCTCCACCTCCGAGGGCGCGCTGGCGTCGCTGTTCACGAACCAGCAGCGGTTCGTGAACGACACCGAGGTCGTGCCCGGCCTGATCGTGCCCAGCTACCGCAACATCCCGATCGTCCGGTCGTCGTACCTGGCGACCAAGGGCACCTCGATGGGCACCGTCACCGCCACCCCGGCCACCACCGGCGGCACCCTCGCGGCCGGCACCTACTACTACAAGCTCGCCCCGGTGATGACCCGGCAGGGCGAGGCGATCGCCTGCGCTGAGGTCTCGGCCACCACCACCGGCTCCACCAGCACGGTCACGCTCGCGTTCTCCACGCCGTCCGGCTTCCAGGCCAGCACGCCGCAGCACTACATGGTCTACCGGTCCACGGCCACCGGTCAGGAGACCCTCCTCGGCGTCGTGGACGCGACCGTCGGCCTCGCCGCGGACAACATCACCCCGATCCTGACCACGTCGATCGTGGACACGGGTGCGAACCTGGTCCCGCAGAACGGCGCGACCGTCCCGGCTCAGACCCCGGCCGCCTACATCGGCACCAACACCGGCCTCAAGCCGCGTTCGGCCGGCTACGAGGACATCTACCTGATGAGCCGCGACCGCGACAACGTCGTTCGGCCGTTCGTCCGCGACATCCAGCCCAAGGACGTCTTCCCGACGACCAACTCCCCGGACGCGATGCCGTTCGCGATCGTCTCGGACACGACGCTGGCGGTGCGCGGCCCGCAGTGGATTGGTCGCCTGGCCCGGGTCGCCCCGACGCTCTGATCCCCTTCAGCTGGCGGTCCGTGGCGCCTACTCCGCGCCACGGACCGCCCAACCCTTCCGGGAGAACCCGATGTTCGTCAAGAAGCAGCACCCGGGCGGCAGCTCGCACGGCTACCAGTGGCCGCAGGGCGGCGAGTGGCTGGAGATGCCGCCCGAGGACGCCCACGAGCTCGTCAGCATCGCCCCGGGCGAGTTCGAGGCCCAGCCCGAACTCCCCAAGGGCGTGAAGGCGTACAGCGCGCCGGTCGCGCCGGATTCCGGCGTCCCGGTCGAGGAGTAGCCGGTGGCCGCCGACTCGCCGGTGCCGCTGGCGACGGCGGCACAGCTCCAAGAGGGCCCCTACGCCGACCTGGTGCGCGCCTACTCCCCGCAGGCCCTGTCGGACCTGATGATCGAGGCGACCCGGATGTGCGAGGGTGCGGCCGGTCGTCGACTCGCCCCGTTCACCGGACTGATTGAGACCGAGCGCTCGATCGGCATTGACCCGGACGAGTACATCGACGCCGGGAACGTCCCGCTCGATCTGGCCGGCACGCTCGGTCAGTCGTACGCGTACGCCATGGGCACCACCAGCCTGGTGCGGCACGGCTGGCTGCAGGAGTTCGCGCCCAAGTACACCGAGCTGTGGGCCTACAGCCTGCAGAGCATCACCATCCACCGCTCCTACGGTGGCGACCAGCAGGTCAACCTGTCCACGGTGCGCGGGCCCGACCCGGACACCGGGCACATCTGGTACAACATCGGCACCTTCCTGCCGATCGGCTCCATCACCACCTACGTCTACGGCGGCGGCTACACGGTCGCCGTCCCGGCTGACCTGGTGCGCGGCTGCAAGTACATGGCCGCGTCAATCGCCGTCCGCGAGCTCGACCCGACAACGGCCGGCCACGGCCACGACCCGGACGTACTGGCGGCGGACGCCGAGGCGATCTGCGCGTCCTACGGCCGCGGCTGATGTCCTGGGGCACTCCGCAGCCCGCATCGCCAGCCCGGCACACTGTGAAGCGGTACCTCAACGCAGCTGCCCGGGCCCGGATCTCCGCCCGCATGAAGGGGCGGCCGCATCCGCACCGCGGGCATCCGATCAGCGCCGCGACCCGGGCGAAGATCTCGGCCGCCCTGCGCGGGCGGCACCACGCTGGGCACCAGATGTCGGCCGCCGCGCGAGCCAAGATCAGCGCCAAGCTGCGAGGCCGTCACCACGCGGGCCACAAGCTGTCGGCGGCGGCCAGAGCCAAGCTGTCCGCGAAGATGCGCGGCAAGCACCGGCACCTGTCGGCTGCCGCGAAGGCCAAGCTGAAGGCGCGGCTCAAGGGCCGCAAGCACAAGCCCCTTTCCGCGGCCGCGAAGGCCAAGCTCCGCGCGAAGTTGCGCGGCCGGCACCACAAGGGCAAGCGCCACAAACTGTCCGCGGCCGCCAGAGCGAAGCTCAGCGCGCGGATGAAGGGCAAGCACCACAAGCCCGGCCACCGCAAGCCGATGAGCGCCGCGGCCCGCGCGAAGTTGTCCGCCCGGATGCGGGGCCGCCATCACCGCGGTGGTCACCACAAGGGCCACCGGATGTCGGCCGCCGCGAGGGCGAAGGCGGCCGCGACCCGCCGCTCGCACCCCCGCAAGCAGAGGAGGCGCCGCCGATGACGACCGCCGATGCCGTGAAGCGGGAGGCCGACTGGCTGACCACCAGCGGCGACGGCCTGCCCGCCCTGCTCAAGGCGGCCGGCGGCCCGTGGGACATCATCCAGGCGTACGTGACGCGCAGTCCGGCCCAGCAGAAGACCCAGCTGTACGTGATGCGTCGCCGCATCCAGACCGCGCGGACCGCCAACACCCGGCGCCAACCCAGCTACCACTTCCACCTGGCGGCCGTGTGGCCGATCGGGGCGACCGCTGCTGGAGTGCAGATCGCCGAGTTGGAGCAGGCCGCGTTCGATGCGGCGCTCGACCTGCTGATCCAGCGGATCGAGGGCTGGCCCGGCGACAAGTCGCACGGGAACCGGTTCCTGTCCGTTGCGGAAGCGCCGACGGGCTCCACGATCGACGTCGAGCCCGGCGACCCGGTGCAGGGCATTGCCAGCGGCCAGCTCACGGCCGCGATCACCTACAGCGTGGACGACCAGGACTACACGGCCTGACGCCCGTCACCCACCCGTCACGGCCCCCGCGGTGACGGGGGCCTTCGTGCTTCCCGGAGGCCTCCATGCCCGATCCCTACCCGCAGCGCAACCCGGGCGCGGACCCGGTGGACGTACCCGCGATCCCGGCCACGGTCGGCCCGGGCGAGACCGTGCTCTGGCCGGTGCCGATCGCCGGGTTCGAGCGCGTCGATCCCGAACCCGCCGCCCCTGACCCCGCGCCGGCGCCGCCGGCCAAGCCCAAGGCCCGCGCTGCAGCGGCGCCGGAAGGGACTGAGCAGTGACTCAGCTCGCGCGCAACGGCAGCCTCGCCATCGGCAAGGAAGCACCGGGCCTCCCTGGCGGGTTCGTGCCGCCGACCTTCGGAGTCCCGTACACCGGTTCCTCGGGCTTCGAGGATCTGATCGACCAGATCAAGGACGAGTCCGTCCGCGCCAACGACAGCATTCTCCAGGGCAGTTACCAGGGCCCGGGGCACGGCGAGTGGCAGCTGGACTACCAGGCCTACCCGGATCTGGTGGGCGTGCCCCTGGTCGGCATGATCGGGCCGGACACCGTCACGGCCGGCACCAGCACCACGCTCTCCGCGGCAACCACCGTGGGTGCGACGGCGATCTCCGTACCGGTGTCGCTGCCCGCCGGGACAGTCGTGAAGGTCGGCAGCGGCGCGGCGCTGGAGTATGCCTGGACCGACGGGGCCGCCACGGGAACGGGCCCGTACATCAGCAACGTCACCACGGTGTTGGGCCGCACCGGATCGAACCGCGTCGGCCTGGCCAATGCCCACAGCCTCTCGGACCCGGTGCTCACGCCGACGGCCCACACGTTCAAGCAGGCGCCGACCATCGCGCTGCCGACGTGGAGCCTCCTGTACTACGACACCGTGCAGTGGGTGTCAGCCAGCTACGCGCGGTTCAGCGAACTCGGGATCAAGATCGACCCGAAGGGCGCGGTCCAGCTCAGCTCCAAGCTGACCAGCATGCTGTCTGTCCCGGCATCCTCGGCCGCCGCCGCATACTCGACCTACGACCCGCTGCTCGGCTGGTCGTGGCAGCTCACGAGCGGCGGTGCAAGCTCGACCCGAGGTCGGTCGTGCGATCTGACCATCAAGCGCGCCACCGAGGCCATCCCCAGTTCGGATGGGACGCAGCAGCCCCGCGAGGTCTTCGCCGGCGGCCTGGAGAGCGACGGCAAGTTGAAGGCCATCTTCGAGAACAACCTCGACTTCGCCCTGTTCACCAGCAACACGCAGTTGCCGATGACGGTGTCGATGCAGCAGCCGATCAGTCGCGGCGGCCAGTCGCTGTCGCTGAGCATGTCCAAGAGTGCCTGGTACAAGGGCAAGAGGGACATGTCGCAGGCCTACGCCCAGGCCGACTTCGACATCAGCGGCGTCTGGAACGCGACGGACGGCGGTGTCGTCCAGGCGACGCTGCTGAACTGGGTCACCACTGCCTATTAGGCGGTCACCAACTCCCGGCGCGGTGCGGCGCGCTGGCGTGAGGGCGCGGGGACGCGCCACCACCGCGCCGGGACCTTCCAACTCCCCAACCCCTCACGAGGAGCATCATGTCCACTCCCGTCTACCCGCCCGCCCCCGTGCCGCAGCCGGCCCCGGTGCAGCCCGCGTCGGCGCCGGTACCGGCGGCGTTCGACGCCCAGCCGCCTGCGCCGCCGGTCGTGCAGCCGACGCCGCTGCCGCAGCTGGCCGACCAGCAGGCCACCGCGGTGCAGATCCCGGAGGGCGGCTACGCCTCCCGCTGGACCCGGATCCCGCTGCCGCAGTTCGCACTGCCGGGCCTGCCGGAGCCGTGGATCGAGATCCGCAACCCGGGCATGATGCCGCAGACCGCCCTGGACGAGATCGCTGCGGCGCTGACCGCGGTGGAGGTCGGACCCAACGGGGAGCCGCTCGCCCGGGACAACGACAAGGTCTACGACCAGCTGCTGAAGCTCATCCGCGGCTGGTGCATGTGGGACGCCATGTCGGACGCCGATGTGCCCCCGCTGCTGCCCACACCGACCGACGCGGCCATGCTCCGCCGCGCGCCGTCCGGCGCGCTGGCCCAGGTCTTCAGGGCCTTCGCGGAGCTGCAAAACCCTCAGTAGAGCTCGATTCGTCGTACCTCAACGACGTGCTCTGGCCTGCCGAGTCCATCTACGAGGGGACTTGGGGCAGCGGGCCGGGACCAGTCGAGGTGCAGTGGGTCGAGCTCATGATCGCGTACGGCTGGTCGTGGGCCGACCTGGAGGCGACGCCGCCGTACGTCCGCCGGGTGTGCTGGGACCTGCTGATCGCACGCCGCGAGGCGGAGCGGACAGCCAACAACCGTGCGGCGAAGGGGTGATGCCGTGCCGGAGTTCAGCGCCGCGTCGCTCCGCGAGGCGCTCGTGCGGGTGCAGCGGCTGGGTGTCAAGGGCGCCCGGGCCGGGCTGATCAAGACGGCCGACGCGGTAGCCAAGCAGGCCCGGACCAACGCCTCGAACGGGCGCCACGCCTGGGGTACGCCGACGCCGGCCACGCCCGGGCTGGGCCCAGCCGTCATCTCCGGGACGCTGCGGCGTTCGATCATCCGCGAGGCCGTGAAGCGGAGTCCGGCCGGCTGGGAGACCAAGGTCGGCATGCGCCCCGGGCAGTTTGCCGAGTACAACCCCCGGACCCCGTCCAGCAAGTACGCGCTGTACCTGGAGACCGGGCTGAAGAACGGCTCCACGTACCCGTTCCTGGAGCCTGCCAGCCGCATGGCCGGCATCCAGGCCGAGGTCAACTACCGCACCGCCTTCGCTGCGATCGACTGGACGGCCGCCGCCGACTCCGCCGACTGACCCCCTGGAGGGAGGCGCCAGCATGGCCGAGGTCGCGGACCTGTGGATCACCCTCCGCTCGATCACCGCCCCGTTCACCGAGGGCCTGGTGACGGCCGCGGCGAAGGCTGAGGAGTTCATCGGCCGACTTGACGCCCTCAACGTCGCGGCGGACGAGACCGCGGCGGCTCTGGGGCGGGTCGGCGCGGACGGCCTGGCCGGGGCGTCGGAGACGGCGGCCGCGCTGGAGCGCCTGGCCGTGGCGGCCGATGAGGCGGCAACAGCGGTCGAGCGACTGGCCGTTGCGCAGAAGGAGTCGACCACCTCCTCGAGGGAGGCCGCGGCTGCGTCGGAGGAGCTGGGCGGCAAGTGGCTCGGTCTGTCCGGTGTGCTGAAGGGCGCGTCGGACTTCGTCGCGTTGGGCGTGGCGGGGATCGGCTACGAGGCCGTCAAGATGGCCAGCGATTTCCAGAGCTCGACCACCCGCCTGGTCACCTCGGCGGGCGAGCAGCAGTCGGCGCTGCAGATGGTCCGCAACGGCATGCTGAGCATGGCCGGTCAGGTCGGTGTCTCCGCCGAGAACCTGTCGCAGGCCATGTACTACGTGGAGGCCGCTGGCTTCCATGCGGCCGACGGCCTGACGGTGCTGAAGGCCGCTGCCCAGGGCGCCGCCGCCGAGGGTGCGGACACCACCACGGTGGCCCAGGCCATGACGGACGTCCTGGTCGACTACCACCTTCGGGCCAGCGACGCGGCCGACATCACCTCGAAAATGATCGCCGCAGTGGCGAGGGGCAAAACCAACCTCCAGGACTTTTCCGCATCGTTCGCCTCGATCGTGCCGGCCGCCAGCGCGGCGGGCATCTCGTTCCAGGACGTCATGGCCGCGCTGAGCAACATGACGAACCACGGGTTTACTGCGCAGAGGGCCAGCCAGAACTTGGCCCAGGCGCTGCGGTCGCTGCTGAACCCGACGAACACCATGGGACTCGCCTGGTACAAGTACGGCGTCAACGCCGACACGGTGTCCCAGAAGCTCCACGGCCCGAACGGTCTGACGGACGCGATGGAGTACCTGTCGCAGATGGCCAGCAAGGCGGGCAAGGAGGGGACTCCGGAGTTTGCCGCGGCTCTGAAAGAGATGATGGGGACGGCGCCGGGCGCGAATGCCGCACTGGCGACGGTGGGCGCGAACTTCCAGTCAACTGCCGACACCATCAAGGCCGTCGGAAGTGCGACGGCAGATTCGTCGGGCAAGGTCCAGGGGTTCGCCGAGGTCCAGCGGACGTTGAACCAGCAGCTGAAGGAGCTGCGGGCCGGGTTCGACTCTGTGATGATCCGGCTCGGCAACGGCATGATCCCGATGCTGTCCAGCCTGATCACCCTGCTGGAGTCCAAGGGTGCCCCGGTCGTGCACGACTTCGCATCGGCCATCGGCGGCATCGCGGCCGGCTTCGACGGCCAGGCGCAGAAGCGTGTGCCCGGCCGCGTAGCGACCACGGCCGCCGGCCAGCAGCACGGCGGGGCGACTGTCGGCGCGCAGCCCCTGACGGGCTGGCAGGAGGCTGGCCAGGAGCTGCGCAAGGTGGCGGACGATCTGTCGACGTTCGCCAGCCAGGTCAGCACCGCCTTCGGGAACATCTCGCGGGCGGCGGGCCCGACTCTCCAGATGCTGGGCAGCACGGGTCTGACGGCGCTGCGGGCGATCGCGAGCATCCTGTCCGGCATTGTCGGGCCAGCCGTGGTGACCGTCAGCCACGAGATGGACGAGCATAAGGGCGTGGTCCGTGACCTGATCGCGGTGGCGCTCGTGCCGCTGGCGATCCGGCTGACGGCGCTGTCGGTGCTGAAGCCGATCGGCGTAGTCGCATCGCTTGCAAAGGACATCGCCAGTTTCCCTTTCTCGCAGGGAAAGAAGCTGTGGAGCGATATCCAAGATGGATATGGGAAAGCCAAGGACGCGGCCTCGACGGTGCGCGATGGCCTATCTACGGCGGCTAGCAAGGGCATGTCGGCCTGGCAGACGGTTTCGTCTGGCGCGTCATCGGCCTGGGACTTTGTGTCGTCAAAGGCCTCGGTCGGTAAGGATGCCCTGATCTCGTCATTCAATTCGGCCAGCTTCCGCGCCCGCTACTTGTGGCAGGGCGTCAAGGAGGGGGGCGCCAATGCGCTGACGACGCTGCGGTCGGTCGGCTCCTCGGCCCTGACGATGGGCTCGAACCTGGCCCAGGCGACGAAGGCCGGTGCGGCATCGGCCTGGTCGGGGATGGTGTCCGGCCTCAAGGGAGTGGCGACGGCCAGCAAGGCGGCTGCGGCCAGCTTGCTGGAGACGGCGGTGGCGGCCGGTCAGAGTGCGCTGGCGGCAACGCGAGCCGCTCTCGCCTGGGTCGCCGAAAAGGTCGCCACCCTGGCGTCCGCTGTCGCCGAGGGCGTTTTGACGGCGGCGGAATGGCTGCTGAATCTCGCGCTCGACGCAAATCCGATCGGGCTTGTGATCATCGCGATCACCGCTTTGGTCGCGGCTGTGATTTATGCCTGGAACCATTTCACTTGGTTCCGCGTCGGGGTTGAGGTCACTTTCAAGGCGATCGAGAAACTCGCGCTATGGCTCTGGCATAATGTGTTCGAGCCAGCTTTCCACGGAATTTCTGACGCCGTTTCCGATGCGGTCAAATTCGTGACGGGCCTGCCGGATGCGATTGGCCGGGTCTTTCATGATGCGGAGCACTGGCTGGAGGATGCTGGCTCCAAGATCATCGGCGGCCTGGTGCACGGCATCGAGTCCAAGATCAGCAGCGTCAAGAAGACGTTGACGGGCCTGACCAACGACTTGACGTCGTGGAAGGGCCCGCCAGAGAAGGACGCGGTCCTCCTGCAGCCCGCCGGCCAGCTGCTGATCGGCGGCCTGATCAACGGCATCGAGTCCAAGATCCCATCGCTGCGGTCCCAACTGACCGGCCTGACGGCCGAGATCGGCGGCATGCAGCCCGCGCTGGGCCCGTCGGTGGCCAACGCCGGGGCACTGGCGGTAGCGGGCAGCGCTGGTCTCGGCGCTCTGGCAGTAGGCCAGCCCACGGCTGCTGCGGCCTCGGGTTCTCTGCCGGACATCGTCGTCCAGGTGGATGGGCACGAGCTTTTCAAGATCGTTCAGACCCAGGCGCTGCGGAACGGCAAGCGCAACCAGACCACCGGACTGGTGCTCGCGTAGGAGGTGGCTGTGTCGAACCCCCTGCTCGGCAGCCTGGTGGATCCGCTCACCGCGGGGGCGCTCAACACCGCGGTGTGGAATGGCAACTCGGGCGCCGTCTCGCTGGCCGCGCCGGGCAGGGTGTCGATCGCCGCCACGGTGGCCGGCTCCGCGCTGGCGGCGGCCGGGCCGTATGAGGCGACCGGCCAGTCCCTGTATGCCCGGGTGACTCCGGCGCTGGCTGGGGCCGGCGGCCAGGCGGTGCAGACGACAATGGCCGTGCAGGCCAGCACCGGCAACCAGGCCTACCTGGCCTGCGTGCCGGGATTGAGCTGGCAGGCCGTCGTCGTTAACGGCGGCACCGCGGCCACCGTCAGCCTGCCGGCCTTCGACCCGACTCAGCATGCCTGGTGGCAGATCGCCGAGTCCGGCGGCCAGTTCCTGTTCTCGGCCAGCCCGGACGGGTTCAGCTGGACCCAACTCGCGGCGATCGCCTACAGCTGGTCGCCGCACGCTGTCTCGGTGGCGTTCGGCGCCAGCTCAGCCACCGTCACGGGCCAGGCCGCGTACGTCGAGCACGTCAACACCCCGGCCGGCGCGAGCGCGCTGATGCCGTCGTGGCCGCAGGTGCAGTTCCAGGTGGCGTTCAACACGGGCGGCTCCCAGACGACGCCGCCGGCCTACGTGGATCTCTCCTCGCGCCTGCGCGGCTCCTGGTCGGCAGAGCAGAGCGGGCGCCAGTACGAGCTCGACCAGATCCAGTCCGGTCAGCTCACGTTGTCCTTGTGGAACCTCGACGGTGCGCTCGACCTCACCAACTCCGCGTCCCCGTACGCGCCGAACGTGGTGCCGATGCGGTCGTGCAGGCTGCAGGCAGTGTGGCCGCCGAGCCGCAACGCGATGCCGCAGAACGTCAGCTCAGGGGCCAGCACCGTGAGCCTGGGCGTCAGCGCGGGCACCGTGGCCCCGGCCGCCGGGCTGCCGCCAGCACCGGCCGGGCACACAACCGCACATGCGTGGTCGATTCCGGCCTCCGCCGCGACGACCAACATGCTGGGGCTCATCTCGAACGGCACCAGCTGGACTGTCGCCGACGGGTCGGCGCTTGCCGTGCAGGCAGGCCAGTCATACACGTTCACCTGCTGGGTGGCGCAGGCCTCGGGCGGTGACGCGACCCTGCAGGTCGCTCACCGCATCAGCTGGTACCCAGTATCCGGAGCCCGGATCACGGCGAGCATCGGCAGCGCCGTCACCGTGCCGGTACTCGGGACGTCCTGGGCGCTGGTGACCTACACGGTGACCGCGCCCGCCGGGGCGATCTCGTGCCGCCCCGGTGTGCAGATCAGCAGCAGCCCGTCGGTGGCGAGCATCGTGAACGTGACGGGCTGGCAGATGGAGCAGGCCGCGGCAGCGACGCCGTGGACGGCTGGCGGGGTGGTGGAACCGCTGTGGACCGGGAGCGTCGAGCGCTGGCCGCAGCAGTGGTCGCAACAGGGTACGTACGGCATCGTGGACTTGACCTGCATCGATGTGCTCGCCGGGTTGTCCCAGTTCACGCTGCAGCCCAGCTACATGCAGCAGCTGCTCGCGCTGGGGCCGAGCATGCTTTATCCGCTGAACGAGCCGACCGGAAGCACTCAGTTCAACGACGCGTCCGGGCAGCGGTCCGCACGATTCGCGTGGCCGGCACCGAACGGCGGCACGGGGGCGAGCATCAGTGCGGGGTCCTCGGTGACCGGCACCGGACTCGTTGGCGTGCCGGGCCCGGTGGCGACGATCGTCAACCCTTCGCCTGGGAGCGGTTCCCCCTCGCAGGCGATGTACATCAGCTCGCCGTGGCAGGGCCCGTGGGGGCCGCCGGTTTCTGGCGGCTGGACGAGGGCGATCTCCTTCCGTACGAGCGTCACCGCGCCGTCTGCGGCGATGGTGGTCTGGAGCGCCTACGCGCCAGGCGGGCTCGGCACGGGAGCGGGCAGCAAGGCCTACCTGCAGCTATATGTTGACTCGTCCGGCCATTTCGGCGCCTCGATCTCCAATGCGGCCGGGACCTCGACCGCCGCCGTCGGTGTGCCGGACTTCTCCTGCCTGGACGGGAACTGGCACACAGCGGTGATCCAACTCAGCGCCGACGGCACTACGTTCACCGTGGCGTGTGACAACCACGGCTACCAGTCCGTGACGACTGGGGACTACCACCCGTCGGGCTGCACCTCCGACACCCTCGGTGCGGCGATCTACAACGGCGCCGGATACAACACGTTCGCCGGTGATCTCGCGCTCGTCGCCGAATTCCCGTACGCCATCGGCAACTCGGTGGCCTACGACCTCGGCAACGGCATCTCGACCGGGTGGGCTGGTGAGACCAGCGCGGCCCGAGCCCAGCGGATCCTGAGCATGGCGGGCTACGGTGGCACGCTGTCGTCGCAGACCGCCGTGACCCCGATGGGTGGGGCCAACTTGGCGGGTACGGACGCGATGTCGGCCCTTCAGTTGGTGGGCGACTCAGAGGCCGGGCAGGTCTATGCGGATGCCGCTGGGGTGCTCTGGCTGACCGGCCGCAAGTGGCGCTACCTGCAGACCACCGCCGCCGTGACGCTCGGCGAGCAACAGTCAGCCGGCGAGGTTCCGTACGGCGGCGACCTCGGACTGGACTTCGACACCACACACATCTACAACACGGTCGAGGTCACCAACCAGGTCGCCCCGGGTTTCCCGCAGCAGCCGGCCGCGCAGGCGACCAACTCGGCCTCGGTCAGCGAGTACTTGCCGCGGACGCTGCAGCGGAGCATCAACGTCCAGGACGCCACGCAGCCGCTGCTGGCCGCGGCGTATCTGGCCCAGCAGTATGGGCAGCCGCAGGCGCGTGTGCAGCGGCTGACGGTCAACCCGAGCGCGAACCCGCAGTTGTGGCCGATCGTGCTCGGGCTCGGCTTCGGCGTGCGGGCACAGGTGAACCGGCGGCCGCCGTCCGGCCCGGGTGCCGCGGCGATCAGCCTCAGCCAGTTCGTCGAGAAGGTGAGCTGGCACGGCGACGACCAGGGGCAGTTGACGCTGGAGCTGGAGCTCACCCCGGCCGGGCCCTACGTGGGCTGGTGGGTGCCGGCGCCGATGCACGTCACGCTGGCGCTGGCTGCAACGGCGAGCAGCAACGTGATCACCCTGTCGCCGCTGTCCGGCTCTGCTTCCAACCCGGCCGCTGCGGCGCTTCCTGCGGGCACCGTGCTGACGGTGGGGTACGGCACCCCGGCGGCCGAGCAGGTGACGGTGCAGGCCGTTGCAGCCACGAGCCCGGGCTACACCAGCGTCGCCGTCACCTTGACCAGCAACCTCGCCAGCAACCACGTCGCGGGCGCGGTGATCTGCCAGCCGCTGGCCGCCGGGGTGACGCTCCCGCCAGCCACCGCCGCCGCCTACCCGACTGCCTTCGACGCGCTGGACGCCGTCACCAACACCACCGGCCCGCGGGCCGCCTACTGACCCGGAGGCGCGATGGCCCTGGCCCGCCCCACCCCGTATAGCTGGTCCGTCGGCGACGTCGCCACGGTGAACCTGCTCAACTCGATTCGCGACGCCCTGAACTGGAGTCAGCAGCCGCCGGTTTTCATCGGCACGCAGTCCGTGGCGCAGTCCATCGGCAACGCGAACTGGATCGCCTTGAGCCTGGATACCGCCCAGGTCGACACCTACAACGGGCACAGCACCACCACCAACTCGTCGCGGTACACGCCGCAGCAGCCGGGCTGGTACGTGGCGGCCGGCGTGGCCGCGATCGCGCTGAACGCCAACGGTGCGAGGGCTGCCCGGCTTCAGCAGAACGGGGCGCCGATCAAGGGGGCCGGCGGGATGACGTCTCCGGCAACCGGCAGCAACGACTGCGCGATCGTGACCCCAACCAGGCCGATCTACTGCAACGGGACCTCGGACTACATCGAGGTCGCGGGCTGGCAGGGCAGCGGCGGCGCGCTGAACAGCGCGACTGACGCAGACCTCTCCTCTTCTCTCGCCGTCTGGTGGCTCCATGTCTGATCCGCTTCTTCCTCCCGCCAGCCCGAGTTGCGGTCACTGCGGTGGCCGGGCCGCGGTGCAGTGGTCTCGCCGACCGTCCGATGCGGAGCTCGCGCAGCTGGTCGCGGTCGAGCAGGCGCGCCGGGACCTGGCGCTGGCGGGGGCCGATCCGTCGCGGCCACGGCCGGAGTTCGGGCCGCTGCCCAGCGCAGGGGACACGACCATCGCCGTGTTCGCCTGCGCGGACCACACCGTCGACCTCGAGCACGCCGCGCGCGTCCACGCCGCCGACTGCCAGGCCCCGCACCCGGACCACCTGCCCAGCTGCGACTGCGAGCCAGAGCCGCACCCGGAGCCGACTCCGCTGGGCGGCCCGAAGGTGCAGTTGCCGACCGGCTGGGTGGTCGCGGTGCCGCCCACCAACTGACCCATCCCGTACCCCAAGCCCCGCCCCGAGTGCGGGGCTTTTGCATGCCCGGAGGCACCATGTCCCACGCCCACGACGGCCCCGTCGCCGCGCACGACCAGGCCGTGAGCCACCGCTACACCGTCCACTACCCGGAACACGAGCCCCGCGAAGGCGACCCGCACTACGCTGCTTTCAACGCCTACCGGCGCCATCACCGCGATGGCGCGGTCTGCTTCGTTGGCGAGCGCGCCGGCGAGAACGAGTGCGCTGGCCAACTGGAGCTGCACCACGCCACACTTGAGTTCGCAGTGGTGAACGCCGTCGACGCGGAGGCCCTGCACCAGGACTTCCCGGAGATCAGCGAGCACGCGAGTGCCGAGGAGATCGCCCACTGGGCGGAGAGCTCGCCGGGACAGTTCCGCTGGCTGTGCTCCTTCCACCACCGGGGTCGGGGCGGTGCGCACACCGCATCGCACGCGGACTGGACCGCGCAGCTCTACGTACCGGGGCTGATCTCTTGAGTCGGGTCAGCGAGTTCAACGAGCGCCTGGCGGTCCGAGCGACGCGGGCGTTCGGCAGCATGTGGACGACCTACGCGCTCTTCGCCTATGGGTTCCTGCCGGTCCTGCTGCCGGGCGCGATGGCGGCTCTTCTGTACTGGTCGAACACCGTGCAGCTGTGGAGCCTGCCGCTGCTGATGGTCGGCCAGGCCGTGCTCGGGCGAGCCGCCGAGCGGCAGGCGCGGGAGACCCATGACGCGGTGATGGAGGAGCTCGGCCTCCTTCGTCAGGCGCACGGAGAGCTCGCACAGCTCGTCGCCGGTCAGGGGTCGGCCCCGGCTGTCGGGGGTGAGGTCTGATGGTGCGGACGATGTACGACGGCATCACCGTCTCCAACCTGCCTGCTGGTGCGCCGCTGTACGCCGGGTATGTGGACGGGCTCTACGCCAACGTCTCCGAGTTGCGCCGCCGGTTCCCGGGCACTGTGGTCGTGCCGATCGCGGTCTTCGCGCACACCGACGACGGCTTGGTGCTCGACGTCGAGACCGGCGACGCTACCCCGGCGCAGGCGCCCGGATGGGTGGTGATGCGCCGGCATCACGGTGTCGACCCCACGGTGTACTGCAACAGCAGCACCTGGGCCTCCGTGCGCGCGGCGTTCGCGGCGGCCGGCGTGCCCGAGCCGCACTACTGGATCGCCCAGTACGACGGAAACCCGTCCATCCCGTCCGGCGCGATCGCCAAGCAGTACCGCTCCGCCGCCGGGTGGGACGCGAGCGCGGTGGCCGACTACTGGCCGGGCGTGGATCCCGCGCAGACCCCAACTTCCGCGCCACCGGCGCAGACCCAGGAGGACCCGATGGATCAGCCGCAGTACGACGAGTTCAAGGCGATGCTGTGGGGCGTCTCGAACGACCTGAAGTCCACTCACAGCGGCGTCGACAGTATGTACGGCGAGTTCCGGGCGATGCTGTTCGGGATCGACAACGACGTCAACAACGGCAAGGTGCAGATCCTCCAGGCGATGACCGTCCAGCAGGCGACCATCACCACCCTCGCCGGCCTGCTGTCCGCGCAGCACCCGGGCGTGGACACTGCGGCGGTCGTCTCGGCGGTGCAGGCGGCGATCGCGCAGGCGGTCGTGCACGTGGAGGTCACGGACTCCGTGCCGCCGCCGGCCGCCGCCGCGAAGCCGGCCGGGTGACTGCATGGCCGATGATCAGGGCAGCGTCGTCTCCTACTCGGTGAAGGAGCTGTTCGAGAAGCTGGACCGGAAGATGGACAACTTCCTGGCCCTGCTGCACACGAAGGCTGACTCCAGCGAGGTGGCCGCGCTACGCGCCGATCTGGCCGACATGCGCCAGGAGCTGACGGATGCGCGCCAGGAGCTGGCCGAGCTGCAGCAACGTGAAGTCGCGCAGGAGAAGCATGAGGTGAAGAGCGTCGATCGGCGACGCTGGCTGATCGAGATTGCCGCCGCGTTCGGCCTGGTCGTCGCGACAGCGGCCGCGTCGCTCCTGGCCGCTCACTGAACACATTGCCCCCGTCTCGGCTACGGCCGGGGCGGGGGCGGCTTCGTCATGTCCGGGCCCGGGCGGGGCGGTGACACAGTTTCGGGGCTGGTCCGTTTAAGGGGGGTGCGGGTGTTCGAGCGCCCGCGAGACGGCAAGGGCCGCCCGGTGAAGCGGACGGCCCGAGCAGTCCCACCTACGCCAGAGGGAGGACCACGTGAGCACCATTATCCCCTTCGAGTTCCCGGAGACCAGCCAGCAGGTCCGGGCGGTCACGATCGACGGCGAGCCGTGGTTCGTGGTCGCCGACGTCTGTCGGGTGCTCGGCATCGGCAACCCGTCCGATGCGGCCCGGCGCCTCAACGCGGGTGACCTCGATACCGTCGAGGTCACCGATTCGCTCGGCCGGCGGCAGCAGGCGCACGCGGCCAACGAGTCCGGCCTGTATGACCTGATCTTGGACAGTCGGAAGCCGGAGGCCCGGGCTTTCCGCCGCTGGATCACGGCCGAGGTGATCCCGTCGATCCGCCGCACCGGCTCGTACAGCGTGGCCCGGCCGGCGGAGCTGTCGCGGGGTGAGATCCTGCGCCTGGCGCTGGCGGCGGAGGAGGAGGCCGAGCGGCTGCGGGCGGAGCGGGCCGAGCTGACCGGGCGGGTGGCGGAGTTGGAGCCGGCCGCGGCGGCGTGGGATGCGCTGGCGTCAGCGGCGGGCGACTACAGCTTGCGGGACGCCGCGGCGATCCTGTCCCGGGACCCGGCGATCAGCACCGGTCAGAACCGGCTGATGCGGTCGCTGCGGGAGCTGCGGATGGTAGATGCCAAGGGTGTGCCGTACGCGCGGCACGTGGATGCGGGGCGCGTAGTGGAGCGGGCCAGCGCGTACACGCATCCGCACAGCGGGGAGGCGGTGCTGGGCCGTCCGCAGGTGCGGATCACGGTGGCCGGGCTGCGGTACCTGCACCCGCGGTTGGGCGGCCTGGCACCGCTGCGGTTCGACGGACAGCTGCCGCTCGATCCGGCGGCGTAGGCCGCGGGTTGATCACGGCTGGGCTACGACCTCGCGGATCGGGCCCGGCCGCTGGCTGGTGCGGGTGAGACTGCGGGGCATGACCTCGAAGCCGCCGAAGCCGCCGTCTGGCACGTACATCCGCATCTCCCATGGTGGGGAGTTGAGCGTGCCGAAGGGCTGGAGGCAGTGGAAGGCGCCGGCGGCCGAGGTGACGGTGCAGACGGTGGACAACACCGGGCGCCGGGTGACGGCGACCCGGGCGGTGTTGATGGGCCCGCTGGCGCTGGCCGCGAAGAAGCGGTCTGGCACGGTCTCAGTCGTCTTCACCCGGGCGAGCGATGGCGACACGCTGGTGCATGAGGTGAAGGCGAGGCTGGTGGCCGAGGTGCTGACGTGGGCGGTCGCGTTCAACGCCTGGCAGCAGGCGACCGCCGGCGCCTGACCATTGGTCAGCTCGCCTGCTGCCGGGCGGCTTCCTGGAGTGCGTCCCAGGTGGGCCAGAAGCTGCCCCCTTCGCGGGCCTGGACCATGACGGGGTGCTGCCGCACCTCGCGGCCGAGTTGGTCGCGTTCGGCGCGGAGCCGTTCCAGCTCGGCGCCCTCGTCCTCGCTCCAGGTGCCGCGCTGCAGGGATTGCTCGGCGTCCGGGTACTGCTCGCGTCGGCGGGTCTCCACGTCGGCGATGTGCTCGGCGACGGCGGTCTCCGCGGCAATGCGGTCGGCCTGGAGTTCGGCGAGGTCGGCGGGGATGGGCAGCGGGTCGGGCACGGTCGGATCCTAGGGTGCTGGTCGGACGGTGGGGTGGTTACGCGCCGAGGCCGGCGGCGTCGATGCTGGCCGGGGTGAGGGGCTGGAGGGTGGCGGGGTCGTGCACGAGCCACGCCCAGCCGTCGCCGGGGTGCTCGGTGCGGCGCCAGCGGACGTGGGCGACCCAGCCGGACGGGAGTCGCCGCCACTCGGTGAGCAGGGCGGGTTGCCAGGTGCCCTCGACGTGCACGATCACGATCTGCCAGGTGTCCGTGCTCGGGTGCGGGCCGGGGCCGGCCATCTCGTCGGGGTCGGCCGGCTGGGCGTCGGCGGGGCAGGTCGGGGCGTACACGCTGCCATTATCGCTCACATGTTCGACCCTCTGTCTGGTAGGTGCAAGTTCTCGCAAACTTCTGGCGCGCCAGTCGCTCAGGGTGCAAACCTGAACACAGAGATCGCCAAACCCCGCAGCTGGAGGCCAGGATGGCACTGCACAAGCTCGGCCAGGACCCGGAGAGCCCGGAGGGCAAGTCGCCCACGCTGTACTACGACGACGTGACCGACAACTACCTGGTCCAGGGATTGAAGGTGCTGGATGTGGAGCGCCGATCCCAGCTTGACCTGCCCGACCACGAGGACGTTGTCGAGTTCCCGAAGCGCATGATGAAGTTCTTCCCGGAGGTGGGTGGTGCCTGAGGCTCCCTCGATCGAGGAGCTCATGGCGGCCTGCCGGCACTCGGCTGTCCATCTGGAGATGCGCGACGGCTACATGTTGGACGACCCGATGTTCCTGGCCTGGCAGCTCGGCAACGTTGAGTCGTCTGGCCGGGCAGAGAGTCCGTGGCTGAAGCTCATGGCTGCCACCACGGGCCGCGGCGTCCAGGTTCGGCGGGCCCGGATCGTGTCCGAGCCGGTGAGCGAGTATGTGCGGTTCGAGTACGAGGTCACCGATCGGCACAACGTCGCGATGGGCGAGCAGGTCAGGTGGCTGCCGCGCCGGCGCGCGACCGACTTGGCCCTGCCGGGCAACGACTTCTGGCTCTTCGACGGCCGGACCCTGCTGCTCAACCACTTCAACGGCGATGGGGACTTCGTCGACCATGAGCTGATCGTCGCACCCGAGGTTGTCCGGCTGTGCGCTACGGCGTTCGAGGCGGTCTGGGGCCGCTCCGTCCCGCATGAGGAGTACGAACCGGCCTGACCGGTGCAAGATCATGTCTCAGAAGCCGTCGCCATCATCGAGCGTCCAGGAGGCGCGGGCTGCGTTGGGTCAGCGCCTGCGCGAGATCAGGAAGGACGCGCAGCTCACGGCACGAGACCTGGCGCGCGAGGCGGGCTGGCACGAGTCGAAGTGCTCGCGCATCGAGCACGGCCGTGCGCTGCCCTCCGACGCTGACATTCGGCTCTGGACGCTGCACTGTGGCGTGCCTGACCAGGCGGCGGACCTGATCGCTTCTGCCCGGGGCATCGACAGCGCCTACGTCGAGTGGCGGCGCCTCGAACGCCCCGGGCTGAAGCACGCCCAGGAGTCTGTCCGGCCGCTCTTCGAGCGCACCCGGCGGTTCCGCATGTACCAGTCGTGGGTTATCCCCGGGCTGCTGCAGACGCCCGCCTACACGAGGACGGTCCTGGAGACGATCGTGGGGCTGCGGGGCGTCGTTGACGACGTGGAGGAGGCGCTGGCGGTTCGCATGGACCGCCAGCGGGTGTTGCACACGGGGCATCATCGCTTCGCCGTCGTCATTGAGGAGTGGGTGCTTCGTAGCGTGATCGGTGATGCGGAGGTGATGGCCGCGCAGCTCGGGCAGCTGATCGCATTGGCCTCGACGCCGTCGGTCAGCCTCGGCATCATCCCGCTCGGGGTGATTCGTGGTGGCGGCTGGCCTACAGAGTCCTTCACGGTCTACGACGACGCCCAGGTCAATGTGGAGTTGGTCTCCGCCCACCTGACGGTGACCAGCCCTGGAGAGGTCGCGGAGTACGTGCGGGCGTTCACCGAGTTGGAGGAGCTCGCGGTCTACGGGGCCGCGGCGAGGGCCCTGATCACGGCAGCGATCACCTCTCTTGGGTGACAGTGCGCAAGTTTGCGCACACTTGTGGTGCTCGGATTGCCCTTCTCTCTACCGTCTTCGGCATGGCAGATCTCGCGGCGTCCGTGCCGCAGCCCGCCGCCGGGCTGCCGTCGGACTCACCCTGCAGGCGTCCTGATCAGTCCCCTTGCGGCTGCGGCGCCGTGGACGCGCCGTTCCGCGGTGAGATGCGGACCACCCGGGTCGGTGAGGGAGTCGTGCGGGACGAGCGCGTCTCACGGTGCGCGGACTGCCAGCAGCGGCACCTTGCCGAGCCGGGGGAGCTGGGCTGATGGCCCTGGCGAAGACCGCCGATGAGCTCCGCGCCGAGATGCGCGCGCGGGCCCAGCGAACCAACCCTCCGCTCGACGACTACGACCCGAGGTACTTCGACCGCCTGGGTGTACGTGGCGGCAGCACGGCGACGGTCGTGCGCGCGATTCCCGCTGGGTGGTCGCCGTGCGAGTGTGCCGGGGGGATCTGCCCTGACCGGGAGGTGGACCGTTGAGTGCCCGGAACAGCTCCGTCTGCTCGCGCGGCGCGGTCGACGCCGGCGCCAACTCTCGTTGACTCCCGTGCCAGGGGTGGCCCCCGCAGCCCCCTGGCACGGGGCACCACCCCCGCACCGTCGAGAAGCCGGCGCGGGTCCTGCAAGTTGCACAGTGGCTCGGGGGTAGGCCCCGAGCTGGCGCAGAGTCAGGAGGTTCAAGATGCCCTGTCCCAAGTGCGGATCCGCGATGGACGCCACCCGCAAGCCCATGGTCTGCGGGGTGTGCGGCACAGTGCTCGGCGTCATCCACCACGCCGGTCGCCTGCCGCAGCCGGTGTTCGCCAAGTAGCCTGGGTCCATGGCTCAGGATGTGCATCACAGCCGCTACTGCCAGACCTGCGGGACGCCGGTGCAGGACGGGCCGCAAGGAGGCTACGTCTGTCCGAACTGCTACCGGGTCTCTGAACCCCCCGGCGAGGAGACCGCGCGGCTGACCTGGAGGCGCACCAAGCGGGAGCGGATCGCGGCGGCCCGAGCGGTCTGGGCCCGTGAGGGCCTGTTGCTCGAGTAGTGGGAGCCCCGTCGGACCGGCGTCCGGCGGGGCTCTTGCGCCGTCCGGGCCCGGCGGGGCCCGGGTTGGCCGGCGCGTCCGTGGGGCGCGCCGGCTGTTTCAGCTCCAGAGGAGCCCGTCGAGGGGGACCCGGAGTGCGCGGGCGATGGCGACGAGGTCGTCCAGGGTGGGCGGTGTGCGGCCCGCCTCGAACGAGCCGATGGTGCGGCGGTCGAGTGCGGAGGCCTCGCCGAGGCGTTCCTGGCTGTAGCCGCGGGCGACGCGGAGTTGTTGGATGCGCTCACCGACCTAACGGCGGGTCTGGAGCTGGAGGTCGTCGGGTCGGCGGGTGGGCGGCACCCGTCGACCGTTGCGTGATCGTGACCGGAATGCTGTACGCGTAGATGACCAGTGCATCGAACGGTGTTCGATAGCATGTCACTCACTGTAACTCGGGGGGCTGAGCACCGGAGCACCGTCGTGAGCGCCACGTATACCCTCACAGTCGACGGCATCACGTCGCCCACCATTCACCACGCCCTGGCCGCCGCCATCGCCGAGCTGGAACAGCTGCTCGCAGCCCTGCCAGTTGACGATCCAGGCAAACGTGCGGGCAACAGGCGACTCCTGGCGGACCTGGAGCTGGTCCGCCAACTCATCCTCCGCGATGGCGAGGTCCGCATCGACCTGGTCGCCGCCGGCCGCAGCTACGAGGCGGTCATCTCCTCTTCCTCCGCTCCTTCTTGTAATCCCCGTAGTGCTTGCCCCACCAGAACATGAGCTGCCCGTGGGACTTCACGCCGGTCGCAGCCCGCAACGCGGCCAGCTTGCCGGTGACATAGCGCCGCGAGACATGGTGCGCGGCAGCCGCTTCATCCTGGTCCATGCCCTGGGCAAGGCAGTCCAAGATCTGCACATCCGTTGGGGTCAGCGGTAGCTTCGGCGCCGGCTTGGTGAGCGTGCCGCTCCAGGGCTCAGCGCGCGCCCAGTCTCGCTCGAACCCGGCCATCCAGTGGGCGACGAGGGCGGGGTGCGTGATGATCATCGCAGCGTCGTTGGGCTCCGGCTCGGTGATCTGATCCTCGCGACGCAGCACCGATGTGATCACCGTGTGGTAGTCGATAATGATCACCCGACAGAAATCCGTGCTCGTCCGGATCTGCACACCCTGCTCGGTCATGGTCTGAGCCCACCGTGCCGTGGGGGCGTCTCCGCGCACCGCCGGCAGGTAGATCGTCCTCATCGTGGCGCCGCGCCGCAGCAGCGGCATGTCCCGCTCGTACGACCTCGCCAAGACCTTGGGCGACCGCGGCCCGGTCGGATGGGCTGTCATCGCTTCCACCCGGCACGACGCAATGATCGGGCCCAGTCGTCGGTCGATCTCGTCGTAGCCGTGCACGACTTCTACCCCGGGGGCCGAGGCCTTCCCGGCCTGCGCCTGATTCCAGGCGGTCGCCAAGGGCTGCAGCTGCGCTTCTACGGTCTGGGCCTCCAGCAGCAGGTTGGATGCCATGGTGTGCAGCCCGCCCTGCCAGGTGCGGAGCGCCCTACCGACGTCGAGCGCACGGTAGTGGCCAGCCCGGTCAGGATCCGGCGCCAGGAGGTGAACATCGAGCAGTTGCCCGAGCTCGGGGCTTTCTGGAGGGTTTGTCAGCTCGCCGCGCAAGACTCTCAGGTACAGGTCATGCGCTGCCGGAATGAGAAACGGGCGCTCGGCACTGATCTGAAAGCCTGTCATTTACCCCCCAGTGTCCACATATGTCCGAGTGCTCAAATGAGCACACTTCCAACGGTACCGTGGGAACACTTGATCCAACCGTCAACCATCGTCAGGCTGGTAGCCACGCACGATCCAACCCACCATCAGTACCGGAAGGGGTGAGTCATGTCTGCACGTCAGAAGGTCGCCACCGCGGCCGCCGCGGCTGTGCTGGCCATCGGTGCATTGTTCAGCCTGTCGGCTGGCGCGGCTCCGCGTCATGTCTCTTTCGCCGACACCTCGTGGGGCACCGTGGCGCCCCACGGCAGTGCTGCATCAGCTTCGGCACTCAGTGCGTCTTTGGACGACACGAGCTGGGGCACCTGATTGCTCCATGCCCGGCCGGCCGAATTGATCGGCCAGCCGGGCACCTTGTTCTCCCGTCGCAGTGCCCGCTTCCATCGGGCGCTGCGACGGGAACCTGAGGCGGACGCAGGGTCCGGCGGCCTAGCTGCGCGCGATCCTAGCCCGCCTCGGGCGTGAGCACCCTCCGCCGTTCGACGGGGGTGGCTGGACGCATACCGGGGAAGTAGACCGCCCCCCTCGACTCCGGTGTCCGCGCGCCGTCTCCTGACTGTCTCCAGTCGGGAGACGGCGCTCTGCGTTGTTCCGGCTTCCAAGTTGTGACCTGCGGAAACACCAAGATCATTTGGGAGGAATTTAGGAGTGGATCATGCGTAGTGAGACCGTAGGAGGATCGGTCACAGACCGTAGAGAAACCGGGAGTTCAATGTCGCCCCAGCCCTCGAAGTAGGTCCTGAGCTGGGATGATGCCAGCGTTTATGCTGGTCAAGGGGTGGGCGCGGACGGTTTCGAACCGCCGACATCTGCTTTGTAAGACCACCGCTCAATGCTCCATCTACCTGCGGAGATGATCGAACCAAAGATCATTTGGGAGAAATATTGGAGATCAACTTTCCTCCCAGATCCTCTCCCACTCCAGGTTCGCCATGGCCCGCTCGAAGATCCTCTGGAGCCCATCGAGTCGGTGCTGGCGCTCTTCCGGCGTCGGGTGCTGGTACACCGCCTTGATGCCGGGTCGCCGGTGGCCGGCCTGTTCGTAGGCCAGCGCGTCAGCAACGTTGATCTGCCCCTGAAGCGTATCGTGCAGGTGCCGTAGCAGGTCCATGTTGAGCCCGGGCACCAGCGGCTCCCAGCCCTCTCGGGGCTTGTGCCCCTTGGAGGCGGGGAGGGCCTTGCGACCATCCGCGCCCGGCCGCATGACCTGCCTGCCGAAGTTGCTGTTCCGCCACCACTCGCCGGATCGCGTGCAGAACAGGCGATCGCGTTCGGGCTTCAGCCGCTTCTCGTGCTCGTCCAGCAGGCCATCGAGGAAGGGCGGCACGTCGATGTCCCGGAGCGAGCCGTCGGTCTTCACCGGCTCCAGGTCGAAGTGAATCGGCCCCTTCTCGCCGGTGGCCGGGTCCCGAGTCTGATACTCGGCGACCTCCTGCCTGATCTGGAGCGTCGGGCAGCTGAACATGCCTTTGCCGTACGCCTCTTCGCGACGCCCGCGGCTGGAGCGCGTCAGCGCACAGCCCTCACCCCACCGCGGCCCCAGGAACGCAGTGACGAGGATGTGCATCCCGTCGAGCGGACCGACGCGCCGCGCGAGCCGGAGTACCAGCTCGGGTGTCGCGGGGGCGGCGGCCTTCTTCATCAGCTTGGTCTGGTTCTTCAGCTTGATGGCCGCCGTGCGGCTCCGCCGGCGACCGAGCAGCGGGTTGACCGTGATCCTTCCCGCATCGACCGCGCCGGTCATGATTTGCGACATCAGCGTGAGGCAGTGCGTGGCCGTCACGTCATCGTGGGTCTCGCCGATCCCGTTGGCCCAGTTCTCAGCGTCGAACCAGGTGACAGTCCTCAGCGCCACGTGCTCCCACTTGGGCATGATGTGGGTGTCAAGGAGACCCCAGCGGGTGGTGATCGTCCGCCCGCGTGGGGCCTTGGCTGCCATCCACTCGCGGGCCCACTTCCCGAACTGGGTTTGCGCGAGCTTCGGGTCGATCCACCGGCCAGCGCGGATCGCGGCTTCCTGCTCCTGCCCGTACTCCTTGGCGGTCTTCTCTGTGGGGAACCCCGGCGCGCTGCCGTAGTTGATGCCGTCAGGCAGCAGAAACCGTGATCTCCACGTGTACTGCTTCGTCTGCTTCCCGTTGCGGACCTTGTAGACCTTCTCGGCGTACGCCACTGCGCACCCTCCCATGGCTGAGCAGGCGGGGCCCGTGGACCCCGCCCCGCTCGACTTGATGTGCTACGCGGCGAACTTCCCCGCCTGCCCCCCGGGCGGGTTGAGCCGTCTGGCCAGCTCGGCGGCCTGCTCGTCCGTGACGAGCGCGGCGTTCACCCACATCACCGGCACCCCGTCAGGGTCGATGTCGATGAAGGAGATGGCGCCGTGAGGGATGTCCGAAACGCGTCTGACCCGCATGAAGCGGTGCCCCCTCTACCTGTGTCAGGTGCCCCCCTCGCAGGTACGGGTGAGTCTGTCACAGTTCCGGATGATTGATCACCGCAATGTGATCATCCGATGGTAAAGCGTTCGCCCAAGTGTCGACTTGGTGATCAGTCCTCGTCGGAGAAGATCCGTCGGGCAGCGCGCTGCAGCTCGGCCCACTTCTTCAGGTCGGCCCGCATCTGCTCTGGCGTCGTCGCCGGCCGGTCGCCGCGCTTGAGGATCAGCACCGCGACCGAGTCCGGGTCATCGGGGGCGAGGTCGATCACGTCCGCGTCAACGACGGTGCCGCCCTGCAGTGCGAGTCGGGCGCGTTCCGTGAGCCCGTCCAGCAGGTCGTCGACCGGTGCAGCACTGGCCGCATCCCCCATCGACACTGGCTGCAACGGGGCTTCGGCCACAGTCGGCTCGCCGCCGGCCAGCACGCGCTCAACGCTGTCTCCGGTCCAGCCGAGCGCCTGGGCGACAGCCCGGTGATTGGCGGTGACCCTCGCATAGTGCCGAGAGCCGCGCTCCAGGGTCTGGATCGTCGACACGCCGACGCCGGCCGCCGTGGCCAGCTCCTCCTGCGTCATGTCGCCGGCGGCCCGCGCGGCCTTCACCGCCCGTCCGAACCGGGCCCAGTCTCGCTCCATGAGCACATCATGCCTCACACGCATGCAACAGCGGAGGCCGGATCCGGTCTTTTGAGCTGCGCTTAAGGCTCAATGGGGGCGCATAGGTGTTGCATCACGCGCCCCACATCCCCCCAGTGGCACAACTCTTGAGGCTCAGACCGTAGAGATCCCGTAGAGAGACCCCTTGAATCTTGAGGGTTGATGTGGTCTGCTTCTCCCGTGACACCGCACAGCAACGCAATCCGGGCCATCCGACGGGCTCAACAATTGAGCCTCAGGGACTTGGCGCAACGGACTGGCTTGAACCCCGGCTACCTCTCGCGAGTCGAGAGGGGTTGTGCAGGGGCCAGCGAAGCCACAATCCGCCGGATCGCCGCTGGGCTCGCGGTGTCGGTTGCCGCAATCAACCGAGAGGAACAGTCGTGACCGCGAAGAAGGTCGCGCAGGCGCCCGAGTGGCTCACCGCCGCTGATCGGCTCCGGCTGTACACGCCGGAGGAGGTCGTCGCCGCTGGGTGGCTCCCGCACACGGTGCGGTCGCTCAAGGACCTCTGCTACGCGAAGAAGGTCCCCCACACCAAGGTCGGCGGCAAGAACATGTTCCGCCTCGACCACATCTGGGCCATCCAGCAGGTCGGTGACGTCGACCCGGCCACCCGCGGGCGCCGTAGCCGCGCCGCCTGATCCACCCGAGACCTGTGGGTGGGCCGCCCCGGAATTGGACCCCCGGGGGCGACCCGAGCCCACCTCGCCAACCAACGAACAACGAAGGAGGCAGGCCGTGATCACACAGCCTACCGATGCCCGCGCCGTGCTGGCCCGGGCCGCCCAGATCATCGCCCTTCACGGGCTCCACCGCGGGGACTACGTGGCGGACCCGTTCAACAGGGTGTCGCGTAGCCCGCACTACCTGCGGCCGATGTCGGCCGTGGGCGCGCTGTACTGCGCGGTGACCCGCGACCCGCGCACCCCGTCGAACCTGGCGTGGCAGGCGCTTCGGCTGCTGGCGGACGTCGTCCTGGTGGACGGCGAGCCGGCGTGGTCGGACAGCATCGAGGACTGCGACCGGCACGTGGACGCCTGGGCGGACGCGTCGTCCGAGGCGCATGTGGTGTACACGATGCGGCTGCTGGCCGGCGAGAAGGCCCGGCGCGCGCTGACGGTGGTGGCCGCGTGAGCCGGGAGCCGATCCCCGAGGAGCGGCTGGACGCGCTCCGCACCCTGGACCTGGCGGTCATCGCGCCCCAGAGCGCGAACTGGCGCCCCGCGATGCGCGTGCAGGTCGCGCGGATGCTCCGCACGGTGGCGGGCCCGGTGATCACGGAGTTGCTGGATGAGATCGACGAGCTGGACGACGTGCTCGACGCCTCGGAGAACGAGGTGGACGAGCTGCTCGCCGAGGTAGGCCGGCCGCGTTCGCCGGAGCCGGTGATCAGCGCTGTGCGCCTTGAGCACTTCAACGAGTACTGGTGGCGGGTGCGGTGGCGTGAGGACGGCACGCAGAAGTCGGCCTCGTTCGACACCCCGGACGGCGCGGAGGCGTTTGAGCAGCAGCTGTTGGACCGGCAGCGCCGGGGCGGTGCTCGATGAGCGCCCGGGAGCCGCTGGCGGCGGCGCAGGTGGAGTGCTTCGAGCGGCTGCTGGCCGGTGTGACGCCGGGCGCCAGGAGCGCCCGCGCCAGGGCGGGCTGCGGCTTGCAGGTGGTCGCGGAGGGGGCGGGCCCGGTGGCCTGGGGTGTCCGCACCGCGGGTGACGCGGACTTCATCGTGGCGGCGCCGGAGATGGTGGAGCTGCTGATCGCCGAGGTTGCCCGGTTGACGGGCGAACTGGCCGACAGCCAGGCGATGCTGGCGAAGACCGTCGACAACATGCAGGCCCTGTTGGTCGACGGCGATCTGACGGTCTACCGAGCCGAGCACAGCACCATCCCACTCGACCTCTACCTGTTCGGTGGGGACGCCGAGGCGCACGCGGAGGACAAGTACCGCGAGCTGAACGGCCCGGCGCCCGAGCTGAGTTGGCGCGGGGAGCCCGAGGACGACTCGGTGCTGCGGCTGTACGCCGAGCACGAGGGCGACGAGGTCGAGACCGCGTTCCGCGTGGTGCCGGTGACCGTGCTGGCCGAGTACGACCCGGACGGTGAGTCGTGACCGACACCGCCACCCCGCCGGTCGTGTTGATCGTCGTCGCCGCCTGGAGCGTGGGCTTCGTGCTCTGGCTGCTCTGGGACGACATCGAGGCCTGGTGGAAGCGCCGCCGGGCTCGCGCCGCCCGCCGCCGAATCCGCCCGCACCGCTACGTCCCGCAGCAGAGGAAGGCCCTGTGATGAAGCTCCTGCCCCGCCTGCGCCGTCGGCCCGTCGTGGAGCCGTGGCCGCACAACCCGCGCAGCGTCGCGGATGACCTGCGCGAGTCCCTGGCGCACGAGGCGGTGCTGGCCGCCGAGTTGACGGCCGCCCGGCAGCGGGCCGATATCGCCGACGCCCGCGCGGCTGCTGCCGGGCTGCGCGCCGACGACGCCGAGCAGCGCCTGGAGAAGGCCCACCGCGAGCTGCGTTCGGTCCGCCAGCAGCTGCACAACGCGATGGGCTACGACGACGCCGCGTTGGCCGCGATCGACGCCGGCACCGGCCAGCCCCGCACCGCCTGACACCACGACTTCGGCCGGGCGCCCACCGCGCCCGGCCCACCAGGAGACACCAGATGACGATCACCGAGCTGGCCGGGGCTTCGGCCCAGGCCGCCGGGCCCATCATCACGGAGCCCGGCATCTACGAGATGACGAACGAGCAGTACCACGCCGATCCCGTCCCGGGCGGCTCCCTCTCCTCCTCCGGCGCCCGGCGGCTGCTGGCCCCGGGCTGCCCGGCCCTCTTCGACTACGAGCGGCGCCACCGGCGCGCGCCGCGGCCCCAGTTCGACATCGGACACGCCGCACACCTGCTGGTGCTCGGCGAGGGCCCGGAGCTGGTTGTCATCGACGCGGCGGACTGGCGGACGAAGGCCGCGCAGACCGAGCGGGCTGTGGCCCGCGAGAGCGGCGCGGTGCCCGTCCTGCGGCACGAGTTCGAGCAGGTGCAGGCGATGGCGGAAGCGATCCGCCGCCACCCGGTGGCCGGCGCGCTGTTCAACCCGGCGTTCGGCCGCCCGGAGCAGTCCCTGTTCTGGCAGGACGCGATGGCGCGGGTGTGGCGGCGGGCCCGGCTGGACTGGCTGCCTCACCCGGGGGCCGGGCGGCTGATCGTGCCGGACTACAAGACCACGGTCAGCGCCGCCTCGGATGCGATCGAGCGGTCGGTCCACTCGTACGGCTACCACCAGCAGGCCGCTTGGTACTTGGACGCGGTGCGCGCACTCGGCCTGGCCGACGACAGCGCGCAGTTCGTCTTCGTCTTCCAGGAGAAGACGGCGCCGTACCTGGTCCGGGTGGTGCAGCTGTCCGCGTCGGCGATGCGGATCGGCCGGCACCTCAACCGCAAGGCCATCGCGACCTACGCGGAGTGCACGGCGGCCGACCGCTGGCCCGGCTACTCCGACGACATCGACGTCATCTCGCTGCCCGCGTGGGCGGAGACCAAGCACCTCCAGGAGATGCAGTGAACTACCCCGCCGAGCAGTACATGCAGGCCGCTCCCGCCCCGGGCCGGGTCGGCCAGGGCACCGCGGTGGAGCAGTCCCGCGCGGTCGCCGAGGTCCAGGCCGCCGTCATGGTGGCCCGCCAGTTCCCCCGCATCGAGTCCTACTCGATCGGCCGGATGACCGAGGCGTGCAAGCAACCGGCCCTCGCCAAGCGCGCGTTCTACTCGTTCCCCAAGGGCGGCTCCACGGTCGCCGGCGAGACGATCCACCTCGCAAAGGAGCTGGCCCGGTGCTGGGGCAACATCCAGTACGGCCTCGTGGAGTTGCGGCGCGACGACGAGTTCGAGCAGTCCGAGATGCAGGCCTGGGCGTGGGACATGGAGTCCAACGAGCGTGTCTCGACCACGTTCATCGTGCCGCACGCCCGGTGGGCGAACGGCAGGGCGCAGAAGCTCGGCGACTTCCGTGACATCTACGAAAACAACAGCAACAACGGGTCCCGGCGGCTCAGGGAAATGATCTTCTCGGTGCTGCCGGTCTGGTACATCGAGCAGGCCAAGGACCTGTGCACCGCCACGCTGAAGCACGGCGGTGGCGTCCCCCTCCCACAGCGCATCGCCCAGGCCACCAGCGCCTACCAGGCCCGCGGCATCACCACCGAGCAGTTGGAGGACAACCGGGGCCGGAAGGTCGGCCAGTGGACCGACATGGACCTCGCCCAGCTGGAGATCCTCTACCAGTCCTTGCAGCGCGGCGAGGTCACCGCCGAGGAGGCGTTCCCCGAGCAGCGCGTCACCATCGCTGAGGTCACCAAGCTGCCCGAGGCGCCGACCGGGGGTGCTGAGTGAGCTGGCACACCGACAGGTTGGCCGCGTTCGACTGCGAGACCACCGGCGTGGACGTGGAGCAGGACCGGATCATCACCTCGGCGCTGGTCGAGGTCGACGGCGGTCAGCGGGTCGTCACCCGGGCGTGGATGTGCAACCCGGGGATCCCGATTCCGCGCGCCGCCACCAAGATCCACCACATCACCGACGCGCAGGTCCGCGGTGCCCGCCCCGCCGCCCAGGTGGTCGCGGAGATCGCCGCCGCGATCGTCGGGTACGCCCAGGCTGGCGTGCCGCTGGTCGTGATGAACGCCCCGTACGACCTGACGCTGCTGGACCGGGAGTTGGCCAGGCACGGCCTGCCGTCGCTCGCCCAGCAGCTCGGCGACACCGACCTGCACGTCATCGACCCGCTGGTGATCGACCGGCAGGCCGACCGCTACCGGAAGGGCTCGCGGAACCTGGAGTCCCTCGCCAGGCACTACAAGGTCGAGCTGACCCGGGCGCACACCGCCGACGGCGACGCACTCGCCGCCGCCCACGTGGTCGAGGCCATCGCGAAGCGCTACGGCACCATCCAGTCGTGGACGCTGGAGCACCTGCACTGGATGCAGGTGGAGTGGGCGGCCGGGCAGGCCTTCGACCGGCAGCAGTACCTGCGCCGCAAGGACCCGACCGCGGTGGTGAACGGCGAGTGGCCGATGATCCCCCGCCCGCGCACCGGCGGTGGCCGATGAGCGACATCAAGCACGGCACCCTCAGCGGCGCCAGGCACCACAAGTGCAAGTGCCTCCCGTGCGCGGTTGCCTCCGCCGCGTGGCAGGCCAAGAAGCACCGTCAGGTCGCGTACGGAACCTGGCAGCCCTTCGTGGACGCCGCTCCGGCGCTCGCCCACATCGAGGGCCTGCACGCCCGGGGCATGACCTGGCAGCAGGTCGCCGACGCGGCCGGCGTCTATGAGACCGACCTGCAGAGGCTTCGAGGCGTCGGCTCCCGGCAGCGATCGGACCGGATTCGACCTGAGACCGAGCGCAAGCTCCTCGCGGTCGAGTTCACCAGCACTCCGGCGTCCCCCCTGTCCATGGTCCCGGCGTTGGGCAGCAGGCGCCGCCTGCAGGCACTGCGGGCGAACGGCTGGTCGGGGCAGGTCCTGGCCAAGCAGCTCGGGGTGCCGCGGCAGACCGTCGGGATCATCGCGCAGGAGCGCCAGGACTCTGTCACGGCGCGGACCGCGCAGGACATCGCCGAGCTGTACGAGTTCCTGCACGACCAGGACCCGCTGAACGCTGGCGTGACCCCCGCGGCGGTGGAGCGCACTGCTCGGGCCGCCGAGCGGACCGGCTGGGCGCCCCCGCGGGCTTGGGCCGGCCGGAGCATGGACGACCCGGCGGCCGAACCGGGCCGTGCCCGGGGCCGCGGCGGCTACGCCACCGCCCCGATGGGATCGCGCCGGCAGGCGCTGGTGGAGGACACGGCCGAGCTGGTCCGACAGGGCCTGCCCCGCGACGTGATCGCCGACCGCCTCGGCGTCACGTGGAACGCCGTCCAGCAGGCCCACGTCCGCTCTGGGGTTCCGATGCCGGAGCTGGCCGCATGACCGCCAACGCCCGCTGGTACGACCGGGCCAGCTGTCGGGGGCTGGAGGAGCTGTTCTTCCCGTCGATCCGCCGGAAGGGCTCCGAGGCCGCCGCACAACGCGTCTGCGCCGGTTGCTCGGTCCGCGCCGAGTGCCTGGACGACGCGATGCAGGTGGAGGGCACCGCCGAGTCCCGGTATGCGGTGCGCGGCGGCCTGACGTCGACGGAGCGGACAGGCCTCCAGAGGAGCCGCGACCAGGAACGCCACGCCACCACCGGCAGCACCCGAAAGGTCCCCGCATGATCACCATCCCGCACACCATCCAGGCCGAGGACGGGCCCGCGATCGTCGACGCGCAGCCCGCCACGCCCGGCCTGTACGTCTACCGGACGGCCGACACCGTGGACGTCGGCGCGGTCTGCCGCTGGCGGCTCGGCCACCACTCCGGCCTGCAGATCGCCCGCTTCCGCAGCGCCGAAGACGCGCACCGCGGAGCCGCCATGCTCGCCGACTGGACCACCTGGACCGACGACGCCGACAGCCTCCGGGGCAGCATCGCCAGCCGCCAGGACCGCGCCGAGTTCCTGCTGATCATCCAGGACATGGGCGGCCACGTGGGGAACTGCGCCCACCCGGCGCCCGACCCGGACTGGCCGATCCGTGGCGGCCACGGCGAGTCCTGCGCCTACGCGGCTGGCATCAGCTGCCGCTGCACCTGCGACTGACCGCCCCTGTACGGCCCGTGGCGGGCCGGTCGACACCCCCGCCACGGGCGCCCAACCCCCGATGTAGGAGCACCAGCCGATGACGTGGTTCGCCCTGGACGACAGCGCACACGCGCACCCCAAGCTGGTGCGCGCGGGCAACGCTGCCGTCGGCCTGTGGGCACGCTGCGGCGCGTACTGCTCGGCGCACCTCACCGACGGCATCGTCCCCGGCGTGATCGCCACCATGTACGGCACCCAGCCGCAGATCCGGAAGCTGATCACCGTCGGCCTTTGGCACGAGAGCGGCCACACCTGCTCCCGCTGCCCGCAACCCCCGCACGGCGACTACGTGATGCACGACTACCTCGCCGGGGCGAACTTCTCCCGGAAGCAGGTCCTGAACCGCCGCGCGAAGGCCGCCGAGAAGAAGCGCAACCAGCGGGCCGCGGCAGAAAACCAGCCGCGAATCGACCCCGAATCGAACGCGGATCGCGACCGAAACGGCGACGAAACGGGATCGATTCACAGGCCTGATTTTGACGAAGATGCAGGTCAGTCGCTTGTGTCCCGGGGGGACTCCGACGGGACTCGCGCGCGCGCACTCCCCTCCCCTCCCCTCCCCAGTAGTGGTACAGAGAGAGAAGAAGGTGACCGTCCCCGGGCGGCGGACCGGAGCGCTCTCTCTCTGATCCCCGAAGACTGGTGGCCGGACAGCGAGACCATCGCCGCCGCGCAGTCGGCCCGGACCGCAGCCGGCCGACCGGTGCTCACCGGCGCCCAGCTCCAGGAGCTGATCCGCAAGTTCGTCCGTCGGCAGCGCAACTCCGGCTGGCTCACCACCCCTGCGGCCGGCGCCGGCCGGTGGATCGACTGGGCCGAGAAAGAGCGCCCCGCCGACACGCAGCAGACCCCGCTCCTCCTCGGCCTGCCCGGCGGCCACACCGGCCCCGCATGGCCGCACGAAGAGCCGCAGCAGCGCACCCAGCCGCGCGACGAGACCTGGACGCCGCCCAGCTGGAGCGAGCAGCGCGCCCAGCTCGAAGCGCAGATCGCCGCGGACAAGGCCCGAGACACCGGCTGATCGCCAGCCAGCACCACCAGCAGCCCCTGACGGGCCGCCAGCGCCCGTCCCCCCGACCGCCCGACGCAGAACCGGAGACCTACGATGACCACCGCCACAGCGCCGCTACGGACGTTCTCGTTCGGCGGCGGCTGGCAGTCCACCGCCGCCCTCGTCCTCGCCGCCCAAGGCACCATCGACTACCGCACGTTCCTGTTCGCCAACGTCGGCAACGACAGCGAGCACCCCGGCACCCTCCGGTACCTGGAGGAGTACGCCAAGCCGTTCGCCGCCGAGCACGGCCTCGAACTCACCGTCCTCGACCGCATCCGCCGAGACGGCACCGCTGAGACCCTGTGGGGCCGACTCACCAAGCCGGGATCCCGCTCGCTGCCGATCCCGATCCGCATGAGCAACGGCGCCCCCGGCACCCGCAGTTGCACGGCCGACTTCAAGATCAAGGTGATCGGGCGCGAGCTGAAGCGCCGCGGAGCCACCGCCGAGCAGCCGGCCACCGTCGGCATCGGCATCAGCGTGGACGAGATCCACCGCGCCAACAACCGCCGCCACGAACCCCACGAGCGCATCGAGTACCCACTTCTCGACCTCGGCATCCGCCGCAGCGACATCCCCCGGATCATCCGCAGTGCCGGCCTGCCCGTCCCACCGAAGTCCAGTTGCTTCTTCTGCCCGTTCCACCGGCCAGAGACCTGGCACGAGATGCGCCGCACCGAACCCGAGCTGTTCGAGAAGTCCTGCCAGCTGGAGGAGTTGCTGAACCAGCGCCGCGATGACCTCGGCAAGGACCACGTCTGGCTCACCGCCTACAACCGGCCGCTGCGTGAGGCGATCCCGGACGGCGTCGACCCGCTCCCGCTGATCTTCGGCGAAGCCGACGGCGCCTGCGACTCCGGCCACTGCATGACCTGAAAGGCCACCGAGACGCCGCCAGCGCCCGAGCAACCGGTCCCGCGTCCGAACGGGCGCGCGACCCGCCACAGCCCGCCCTACACCCCCTGGAGCCCTCGTGACCGTCATCCGTTTCCGCTGCCCCGAGCTGCCGTGCCCCCGCGGGCCCGTCGCCGTGCACGTCACCGCGCCCGAGCGTGTCGCCGCCGCGATCGACGCCGCCGCCTGCCGCCACATCACCGCGGCCGAGCGCGAGCAGCTCGCCGCCGGCACCGTCCCCGCCCGACTCGCCATCCGGGGCGAGCGGTGAACCTCCACCTCAACGCCGAGCAATGGAACGCCCTGATCCCGGTCGGTACGCCGGTGATCGCCTACCCCGGCGTTCGGCCCGAGTACGCCGCCGAGATCGGCATGACCGACTACCCCCGCCTGCAGACCCGCACCCGCAGCCGCGCCTGGAACCTCGGCCACGGCGAACCGGTCGTGGCCGTGGACGGCTACGCGGGCGGCATCTCCCTGGAGCACGTCGACCTGGCCCAGGAGGGCTGACCCATGACCGACACCACGCCGCCCGATCAGATGGTCTACCTCTTGGCCGACGACTCGGACCACAACCCGTTCGCCTGCTGCCCCGCCCACATGAGTGCCGAGGTCGACCGCCGCGCGGTGGCTGACCGAGACGGCGCCCGCCTCGAACTGCGTACCCTCCGCTGCGGCCTCCGCGCTGCCGGCGCCGACCCGACCCAGCTCCAGAACCTCTGGGCACAGCTCCGGCTCCGGAACCGGCAGTGGCGGGCCCTCCGGGAGAAGACCGCGTCCGCCGCGACCGAGCTGGACCGGCTTCGCGAGCGCCTGGCCGCCGTTGCCCAACTGGTTAGCGTCCTCCAAGACTACCTGCCCGGCAACGGCTGGGAGATCGCCCACGCGATCGAGCAGTGCGCACGCGGCGAAATCACCCCGGCCGAAGCATTGGAGGACTGACCGATGACCGACACCCAGCCGACGGCTGTCGAGCTCCAGGAGCTCGCACCGCTCGCCCGCGTCATCTCCCGCACCCTCCAGGCCACCCCTGTCCGGCTCGGTGACCGGGTCAGCGCCGCCGACCTGGTGGCCGCGCTCACCGTGGCGGCCGCCGCATACATGGGCCGCCAGGTCGGCGAAGTGCCCCAGCAGCTTCAGCAGCTCCGCGCCGAGCGCGCCGAAGCCGCCCAGCTCAGCCACCAGTACCGCAACGAGCGGGATCGGGCCCATGTCCAACTCGCCGCCCTCCGGGCGCTCGCCGCCGACTGGCGTACCCACCGCGGCATCCTCGGCCGGATCCTCGCCGACCAGCTGGACGAGGTGCTCGACGACGCCGCTGACGGCCCGTCGACCAGCCACTGACGCCCGTCACCACCTGACCCACCGCCAGCCCGTCCCGTCCCACCAGCATGAGCACCAGGAGCACGCGATGGCCACGCCCACCCTCATCACCGCCGCACAGCAGGGTGACCGCGAGGCCATCGCGGCCCTGTACGCCGAACACCACCGTGCCGTCCGCAGCTACCTCGCCCGCCGCGTCGGACCCGACCTCGCCGACGACCTCGCACAGGACGTCTGGGTCCGGGCGCTCCGGGCGCTCCCCGGCTACCGGGACACCGGCCGGCCGTTCGAGGCCTGGCTGATCACCATCGCCCGCAACCTGCTTGCCGACCACGCCACCGCGGCGGTCACCCGGCGCGAGGTACCCACCGCAGACCTTCGCCAGCACGACACCGCGGTGGCCGGTCCCGAGGACCAGGTCCTCACCGAACTCGACGCAGCCCCCCTCCGCACCGCGGTGGCCAGGCTGCCCGCCGTCCACCGGCAGACCCTGGCGCTCACCTACTGGGCCGGGCTGAGCACCGCGGTGATCGCCGCCCACACCGGCCGCACCCCAGCCGCCGTCCGCACCATCCGATCCCGCGCCAGCACCGCCCTCCGACAGGCGCTGACGGCCGCCTGACGCCCGTCACGACGCCTCCCACCTGCCAACGAACGCCCACACAACTGCCTCCAGGAGGCGACGATGCCCGCACCCAATCCCCGCATTGGCGACCCGCTCACCAACGGCGAACTCGACGTGCTCCGCCTGGCCGCGAACGGCGGCACCACCGCCACGATCGGCCGCGACCTGAACATCAGCCCGCACGCCATCAACTCCAGGCTCAAGGTCATCTACACCAAGCTCGGCGTCCACGACCGGCCGCACGCCGTCGCCCTGGTGCTGCGGCTCGGCATGCTGCAGCTGGCCGAGGTGGACGCCGGCCCGTACCTCGCGGCCGTGCAGCAGCGCAGCGCGGCGGCGGAGGCCCTGATCGCCGAGGCGCGCCGGCTCCTCCAGGAGCTCGGCCAGGAGCTCGGCCAGGACCCGATCGCCGCTGCCCTCACTGGCCCGGTCCAGGTGCAGCGATGAGCGACCCGTTCATGCCGAAGCACCGGCACACCGTCCGACCGGCCGGCTACGTCCAATGCAGCTACACCCCGACCGGTGACGCTGCCCTCGACTGCGGCAGGCCGGCCACCTGGCACGTGCTGTGGGACCGGGAGATGCAGACGAGCCTGTCGTGCGACGAGCACATGCGGCTGATCGAGGCTCGGTGGGTGTTCGACGACCGGCACCGGGTTGGGTCGGACTGCAACATGCCCGGTGCGCTCTGGCGGTTCAACGCGGGGCGGTGCGAGGTGCCGGGATCAGACGGGGCATTCGCTGCCGCGACCGTTCCTGAGCCGTGCGGCATTGCCCAGCAGCTGGAGGCCACGTTCGCGCGGCCAGCGGGGAAGCAGGACCCGCGGTGAGCGCGGATCTGGACCGGTTCTACGACGTGCCGACCTCGGTGACCGCCCGGCTGGTCGGCGGCCCGTTCGACGGCGAGGAGCGGCCCTTCCCGGGGCAGCTGCTGCAGAACGTCTTCCCGCGCCTGGTCGTCGTCATGCCGCCTGGCGGGCTGCCGGTGATCGACGGGAGTGGGCCGCCCTTGCGGATGGCTCGTGCGGAGTACGAGGCGCGGCGTGACGCGCACGGGTTCCTGTCGCGGGACGACGGCGGCCGGGTGCGGTTCGACTTCGGGGGCCAGTGGTGAACGCGCCCGGGCAGCGCGAAGGGCCGCACGGCGCACCGGGCGGCTGACGGGGCGGCGGTGGTCAGCCCTGGAGCCTGGCGAGCTGCTCGCGCAGCTGCTGGACCTCGGCGAGCGCCTCAGTGGCGGCGGCGTGCCAGTCAGCCGGGACGAGGACGCCGGCGACCTTGCCGTGGCGGGTGATGGCGGTGTGTTCCCCGGCGAAAGCGGCGGAGTTGAGGAGGTCGCCGAGCTTCTTCCGGGCCTCTTCGGTGGGGATCTTCTGCGGCTCGGTCATGGGTGAAGCGTACGGCTCTGAAGTTCCGTAAGGAAGTTCCTTAAGGACCTTGAGGTCTAGCCTGTAGTTCCGTAAGGTTTGTAAGGACAAGACGGAACGTCGACCACTCCAGGGGGCCGCCATGCACACCCACTGCCTCAGCTGCGGCCGGCCCCTCCGCTCCGCCACCAGCCAGGCCCGAGGTCGCGGCCGGTACTGCGCCGCCAAGATCCGCCGCGCCGCCCAGGTCGCCGACCTCCGCGACTACACCACCCGGCAGCTCGCCGCCGCTGAGGAGCTCATTGAGGACGCCGCGATCATCCCCATCCGCGGCCGCCGCATCTACCGCGCCGTCAGCACGGACGGCACCGAGACCTACACCACCGCCCGGCAGGCCTGCACCTGCCCCGCCGGCCGCGCCGACCGCGACTGCTACCACCGCGCCGCCGTCGCCATCCTCACCGCCGCCTGAAAGGCAACCACCGTGACCCCCAGCCTTGCCCTCGCCGCCACCATCACCGGCACGCTCCTCACCCTCGCCCCGATCACCCCGCAGGCCGCCCGCAACGCCCGCCAGCTCGCCGACCCCGACTTCGAGATCGAGCAGCACCCCGCCGTCGCCGCCGACCTCGCCACCATCGCCCACATCGCCGCATGGATGCCCCACTGGCAGCAGGCTGGCATGCAGGCCCTGGACAACCAACTGTGCGCCCTCGACCGCGCCGAGGACCGCCTCCTCGCCGCCCACGGCTACCCGGTCCCGAACGGCGAGCAGCGCTACCGGGCGCGCCAGGCGCGGGCCCGCGCCGTCGAGACCGTGCACGCCGCCGCCGAGCGCGCCCACCCGCCGACGCACTGCCCCAGCTGCCGCGCATGGGAGGACTGCCCGGCCGCCGACCGTGCGCTGCGGGACGCGATCCACGAGGACTGGGTGAACCGGTGGGTGGCGCCGGCCACGCGCGTCGCCGTGGCGCTCGACTGAGGCTTTCCGTCCGCCTGACCGCCGCCCAGACCACCCCTCCGCGCACCGCTCACCCGAAAGGCACCGCCATGACCGACCTCATGTACCGCGTCACCACCGCCGGCTCCCAGGGCATGCGCTACGGCAGCCGCCCCGCGGGCACGGACCCGCAGCTCCTCGCCAACCAGCTCGCCGCCGACACCCGCACCGCCCGACCCGACCTGGCCGGCCCGCTCACCATCCACGTGTGGCCCGCCCGCGAGGACGAGCACTACCGCCTCCCGATCCCCGCCGACGCCCAGCGGTTCGACTACCCCGCCGCCTGAGTGCCGCCCGGGTGCCCGTCTCGCACGGGCGCCCCACGAGGCACTCAGCCGACCCACCCACCCCCCAGGAGCGCCCGGTGGACAACGACACCTGCCACGGCTGCCACCGCCCCGCAGGCGGCCACACCGACCACAACGGCGACCCCGCCTGCACCGACTGCCTGCTGGCCTGGGCCGCCCAGGACGACGCCGCCGAATACCGCCACTACGCCTACCACTGAGGAGCACCACCGTGACCGAAATCCCGCGCCCGACCGCCAGCGCCGAGAACGACCTCCGCGCCAAGCTCAATCACTCCGGGCCCGTCCGCTTCACCCGCGACGAGATCCGCGCACTCATCGCCGAGGTAGACCGGCTTCGGTCGAGCCTGCTGGTCGTCCGGAACACCGCGCTCGCGGGGGCCGTTCACCGCGTCGCTGCCCTGCCGACCGCCAACGACGGCCAGCTGATCGCCGCCTTCCGAGACGTCATCCTCAACACCATCACCAGCGCGGAGGCCTGACCATGCCGCCGTCCCGCGCCGAACTCGCCGCCAAGCACGCCCGCGTTCGCGAACTCGCCGCCGCCGGCCAGTCCACCGCCGCCATCGCCCGCGAGCTCGGCATGGACCGGCGCGACGTTCGCAAGGTCCGAGCCGCCGCCGGCATTCCCGCACTGCCCGGCGGCGGCCCGCAGCCGCTGACCGTCGAGGAGAAGTGGCGGCAGCGCACCCGCCCGATCGGCAGCGGCCACCTCGAATGGGCCGGCGAGACCGCCACCGGCAGCGGAACCCCCGTCATGCGCCACTCCGGCCACACCTACACCGCCGCCCGCATCGCCTACCGGATCCAACACGGCACCGAACCCGCAGGCCGCGTCGGGCCAGGCTGCGGCATGCCGCACTGCGTCGCCCCCGCCCACCAGGACGACACCGCCCGCCAGCAGCGAGACCGGGCCGCACTCCGGATCGTCATGGGCAGCGCCGAACGGCCAGCCACCTGCCGCCACGGCCACGACCAGAGCATGCACGGCGCCCTGCTGCCCGACGGTCGCGCCTACTGCACCCGCTGCACGGCCGACCGCAAGACCAGCTGACGGCCCGTTGACGCCCGTCACCACGGCCGCCACACCACCGTGGCGGCCCAACCCAGAAGGAGAACAGCATGACCGACCGCATCACCCTGTACGTCTACCGCACCCACGCCGAGAACGCCCCCCAGGTCCAACTCGTCCGCACCGACGAGAACGGCAGCGGCCTGGGCTACCGGCTCGCCGGCCCCAAGCACTACAACATGGGCGTCACCGAGCTGCTCGCCAACGAGCTGGACGCCCAGGATGCGGCCGAGACCCGCGCCATGCTCGACGCCGCGTTCCCCAACCCCGTCCAGGACGAGCTCACCACGCTGCGGCGCATCGTCGCCGAGCACATCTGGGCTGCCGCCACCACCAACCCGCCCACCGACGACGACGCCCTCACGCGCATCGTCGCGGTGTCCGAGGCCGCCACCGCGCTCCAGGTGACGCTCGACAACGCCGGCATCGACCTCACCGACGAGCTCGACCGCCTGGCCGCCGCCAACTTCCCCGCCGAGCTCGGCGGCCCCCGGCCGACCAGCGACGACGACCGTGAGCCCTGCGGCGAGTCCGGCTGCATCTGCTACGGCACCGGCCCCGACCACGCCGACTGCGCGTGCGGCTGCGACTGCCCCCGCGACGAGGACGGCCAGCGCATCTACGAAGGCTGACCCTGGCCACCCCACCACCAGCCGCCCGGCAACCACCGGGCGGCTTTCTGCTGCCCAAGGAGCACCATGGACACCCCCGACTACGACACCGCCCTCGCCACCATCCTCACCGAACTCACCCGCGCCGACGGCAAAGCCGCAGCCCTGCTCGCCGCCCTCGGCCTACCGCTGAGCGTGTTGGTCGTCACTGTGCCCGGCCAGCACCTGCCCGTCGCCGTGACCGCCCTTGCCGCCTCGGCCACGCTCGCGCTGCTGATCACCGCCCTTGTTGCCGCACTCGCCTGATCCGACAGTCAGGCATCTGCCAGAAAGTCCAGCCGGACCAAGACGAAAGCCTTGCCCGGCTCCTCAGCCGAGAGCGTCCAGTCGACCATCCGGACCCGATACTCGCGCTGCCTCCCATACGTGCCCCCGCGCCCGTCGGGCACATCCTCGCACCACAGGATTTGCTCGCCGATCCGCGGCACTGCGGGCAGGTCAACGTCGACCTGCTCCTCCAGCCCGGCCGCCACGCTGTCCCCAAGTTCGAGCGTCACCAGCATGTTCACCCTCCAGGTGGACCGATCTTGTCTTGGAATCACGCTACCGAAGCGGATCAACCTGGGCCGCGCTTGCCGGCCGCCTGGCCCGGCGCCTGGCGCGGGGCCCGTGACACACTTTCGGCCCTCTTCCGTTTGGTAGGGCGGGTGTGCGAGGGCCGCACGCCCGTGCCAGCGGAGGCCGCCCCTTGCACACCGAGCACGCCCAGAACGCCCGACACGACCTCGCCGTCGTCCGCGAGCACCTCGGCGACCTCGCGGCGGCCGTCCACTGCCCGCCCGCGCCCGTCTGGCCCCCGCGCCAACTCTCCGCCCACCTCCGCGCCCTGGCCGACGAGCAGGCCCGCGCCGAACGCCTGGAGCGCGGCGGCATCGCGCTCGTCGACACCCGGGCACCCCTCAACCTCGACGCCTACGAGACGCTGACGGCCGTCACCGAGCAGCTGCTCGACCTCGCCGACCAGGTCGCCGGCGAAGTCCAGCACGCCCGCGGTGACGACCCGCGCCTGTGGCAGTTCAAGCACTCCCACCCGCAGGGCCCACACTGGGCCGCCGTCTATGTTGACGGCCGACTCGCCGGTGACGACCTCGGCGACGGCTTCAGCGGCATGTCGGACGCGCTGATTGCCATCTGCGCGACCGTTGCCGAGGACTGCGCCCGCCGCACCCTCACCGTCCTCGGGCTCGACCGCCGGCACACCGTCATCCCCGGCCGCGGCTGCCCCAGCTGCGGCCAGGAGTTGACGCTCCACACCGACCCCGACGGCCCGCCGTCGGTCACCTGCCCCGGCGGGCCCCACTGCCGCGCCGCCGTGCCCGTCGACCCGCGCACCGGCCGCCGCGTCTGGTCGTGGCAGCACCTCCCCGCACTCCTCACCGCCCTCAACCAGCAGCGGCACGCTGCCTGAATCCCCGGAGCCTGTCATGACTCTCCCCACGCGCCGCGAGATCCGCGACGGCGCCGCCTGGACCGGCCTCGGCGCCGCATGGCTCTTCCTCGTCGTCATCCTGCTCGCCATCGTCGCCGCGGTGCTGTGGTGGCTCGGCGTCTTCACCGCTGGTGTCCACGGCGACGGCCAGGTCCGCCTCGACCAGCAGTCCGCCACCAACCGCGAGCACTGGTCCGCCACCTACAACGGCGAGTACCAGCAGCTCCAGGCCGACCAGCAGAACCTCACCGTCCTCAAGGCCGTTGTTACCGGCCCGGCTGCCACCCAGCAAGACCGCCTCAACTACCAGGGCGCGCAGCTCAACTGCCGCCAGGACGCCGCCCGCTACAACGCCGACGCACAGAACCTGCTCGGCGCCCAGTGGCTGCCCGCCGGACTGCCCACCACCGTCAACGCCGACACCCTCTGCGGGAGCTGACCACCATGAACACCACCCTCCGCCGCACCGCCGCCGCCCTCACCGCCGCCAGCGTCCTCGCCCTGACCGGCTGTTCCGTCTTCTCCGACCCGGCGCCCGCCCCCACCGTGAACGCCGCCAACCAGGGAAGCAACGACAACAACCTGCTGGCCACGCACTTCCAGAACGTCAAGAACCCCTTCCTCACCCAGGATCCCTCCGACCCCCTGGAGCAGAAGAACCTCGCCAAGAGGCTGCAGTACTTCAACAGCAAGGGCTCGACCGGCTACGTCTACCTCCTCGCCCCGAACACCAACCAGGTCATCGGCTACTACGTCATCTCCGGCAAGGTCTCCTCGACCGGATCCCAGCTGACGTCCACCCAGGCCATCACGCACTGCATGTCCGGCTCGTCCCAGGACGGCGGCTCCTGCGCGGTCAGCGACGCCATGGGCGACGACGGCTCGTACGGCCCCGAAGAGGGCGGCCCCAGCGGCGTCTTCTTCTTCACGACGTCCGGCACGCTGATCGAGACGGTCATGCCGTGGGTGTACAGCTCGCAGCCGATCAAGCTGTACGCCAACGCCCCGCAGCTCGACGCGGCAGCGAAGTAGGCGCGCCGATGAACAGCAACACCGCAAGCGTGTGGATCATCGCGATCCTCGTCGGCGCCCCCGCCATCACCGCCATCTCCCGCCACTGGGCGCACCGCGACAACGACGAGGACGACCTGTGACCGAGCAGCAGCCGCGCCCGGGCCACCTCTCCGGCAGCGGAACGTTCGCCGACGCGCCGACACCCCCCGGCGTGCCAGCTGACCGGGTCCCCGTCGTCATCGAGTCCCACCGCCGGATCTGGGTGGTCTGGAGTGAGTACGGCACCGGCCCGGAAGGCTACTTCACCACCCCCGACCTCGCCGAGGCGTTCGTGCAGACACTCCGCGAGCAGGACCGCCAGGACTACCGCATCGAAGAAGACGAGGTCTGGGACCGCGTGCCGCAGCGGCAGACATTCCATGCCCGGCACGGTCAGATCCTGGCCTTCGGATGGGCCTGCGACCGCGCCCCCGCCGCGACGGCCGCCACCTTCTGGGACACCGCACCGCCCCCAGAAGTGAACGCCCAGGTCAATGGCCACGGCACGACCCTCGTGGACATCTGGCACCGGGACCCCGCCGAAGCGCAGCGCATCTACGACGAGCAGATCGCGGCCCTGCTGGCCGCCCGTGCGACGGAGGCATCATGACCGAGCAGCAGCCTCAGCCGGGCGACGTCGGCCTGGTACGCATCAGCGGCGGTGTTGGCCGCCTGATCCGCGTCTGCCAGTGGCTCAACGGCGACGGGTACTCCGACTACGAGCACGCGTTCATCGTGGTCGGGCCCGACGCTGACGGCCGTCAGCAGCTCGTCGAAGCCCAGCCCGGCGGCGCCCGCCTGGCGTTGCTGACGGAGTACGACGGCCGTCACGTCGAATACCTGGCCCCGGCCGGGATGACGGACGGCCAGCGGCGTGCGGTGTGCGCCGCCGCGCTGAAGTACGCGGACGCCAGGGTGCCGTACAGCTTCCTCGACTACCTCGCGCTCGCGCTCCACCGGTTCCACCTGCCGATCCCCGGCCTGCGGTGGTACATCGGCTGGTCGCGCAGGATGATCTGCAGCCAGTTGGTGGACCAGGCCTACAGCGACGGCGGGTGTGCGCTCTTCTCCGACGGGCGCTGGCCCGGCTACGTCACCCCGGGCATGCTCGGCCAGCAGCTGGACGGTGAGCAGCGATGAGACGGATCTGGTGGCTGCTCCTGGCCGTCAACGTTGCCGCGGTCCTGACCGACACGGTGGAGCTGCTTGCCCACCACGTGGTCTGGCTGTACCCGGCCATGGTCGTGAGCATCGCGTCCGGGCTCGGGTGCGTCCGCCTGCTGCTGCGGGCGCCGACGCTGGTTGCCACGCCGACCATGGCAGACCGGATCGAGCAGCAGGACGGTGAGCAGCGGTGAGCGACACGCGACCCGGCCGGTCCGAGCAGCAGATTCGCATCGTCGGCGGCCGGCGGATGCAGTGCAAGGACATCCCCAACGCCGCGTTCCTGGACGCGGTCCGGCACGCACCCGGCGTCAGCAGCCGGCCCGACAGCTGGCGGAACCGCTGCAGCGTCCAGCGCGAGCTGGAGACCGTGGTCGGCTGGCTCCCGGAGCGGCTGTTCCTCGCGAAGGCGCGCGGCCTGATCCGGCGTCGACTGCTGCAGGGCTGCCCGTGCGGCTGCCGCGGCGACTACGAGCTACCCGAGTGGCGCACCGGGGTTCGCCCCGCGCTGCCCGGCGAAGTGCCGGTGACGGTGCCGTGCCCGGGGCCGTCGTGCGCCCGCTACCTGTACGGCGCCGTACACGAGCACACCGAACTGCAGCCGAGCGGAGGCGAGGGCCAGTGAGCGGCTCCACCCAGCGCACTTCCCTGGCCCAGCAGTTGGAGCGCATCACGACTGTCTTGCAGAACTTCGGCGCCGCGATGCACCGGCTGATGACCTCGGTGGGCGCCACGCGACCGCAGGTGGAGGAGATCCGCGCGCACCTGGAGGCTCTCGCGCGGTCGGGCCAGCCGTCCGCGCTGAACGCCGAGTACCGGCGTCGGCAGCGGGCCCGAGTGAAGCGGAGGCGGCGGTGAGGCTGCTGTGGGCCGCCGCCCTCGCCCTCGGAGGCGCCGACCCGGTCACCGTACTGGCCGCCCTCGGCCCCGCCGTCTGGCAGTGGCTCCCGGCCGCCGCCGGACTCGCCATCGCGGCCGGCGGGGCCGCGCTGGCTGTCGGCGAGAGGAGCGAGCATCATGACTGATCCTCTGGCGGTGGAGTCCTTACCCTTGAACCTTACAGCGCCAATGCTGTAAGGTTCAGACATGGACCTCACCGAGCTGTTCCACACCCCCCACGAGAAGCCGTCGCGGTCGCACCCCCGGACGGTCACCATCTTCAAGAAGCGGGGAGTGCCCGGCACCCCCTGGACCGACTGGGCCTTCGCCGCAGAGTTCGGATGCTCGGATGAGTGGCTGACCTCGCACCCCAACACCTACGCGGACCTGGACGCCGAGGACGTCCAGGAGAGACTGACGCGCGACAAGGCACCCATGGCCTACGAGGAAGGCGAAGAGGTCCAACTCCACGTGGTGCTCCACCACTTCGGCCAAGGCGTCGTTGCCGAGCGCTCGTACAAGGTGACCGGCTTTGGCCGAGTGTTGAGCTCCGGCCAATGCGCGGCCCTGGCCAAGGTGCAGCCCGGCACCTGGCGGAGCTACGTCACCCGAGGCCAGGCGCCGGCAGCTGACGTTCCGGACGAAGCGTGGCTGGGGATGTGGCAGCCGTCGGGCCCGCACTGGCGCGAGTCCACCGTCCGCCACTGGCTGGAGAACCGGCTCGGGTCCGGCTACCGGAGTGACCTGGAGACGGAGTAGCCCCCCGGCGCCCCGACTGGCCGGGCACGAGCAGCACGCCCGGCCGGCCCCACCCGAACCGATCCGAGATGTCCCTGCGCCATGCCACCCTGGCCGTGCAGAGCCAGCAGTCTGAGACCACTGAGGAGCAACCTGTGACCACCCTGGCCGAGATCATCAAGACCGGCGCGCCGATCAGCACCAGCCCCGGCGAGCAGGTCGAGCTCTCGCTGATCGCCGCTACCCACCTCCTAGCCGCGATTGACACCGACCGCGCCGCCATGGGCCTGTTCGGCGCCCCGGACGCGTGGGACTGGGACCTCGCCGCCGAGGACGCCGACCCCGAAGCGCCCATCGTCACCGCCCATGGACTGCGCTACATCATCGACGCCACCGCCACGGGCAGCCCCGAGCTGCACCGGCTCTGCACCGCCCACCCGTCCTGCACCAACGACGCGCTCAGCTACGAGGCGCTCGTCACCGCCGTGTGCCTGGAGCACCTGGACACCCCGGGGGAGATCACCAAGGCCCACGCCGAGATGGGGAGCCCCCGTTCCCTGCGGCTCGACACCTGGGAGAGCCACGTCACCCGCGACATGCGAACCCTGGAGGGTGACCTCCGGGTGATCGCCGAGCACCGCTGACCCCCCAGCAGATCGGTGGGCGAGCGCGTTCACCGCGCCAACAGTCCGTACCTGGCGGCCCGTCAGGAGTACGCTGACCTCCATCAACAAGCGGGCCAGGCACGGGGATCACAGCCCCGGCCCGGCCCTGACCACGGAGAGTGCACTCCATGGCTGTCAGCCACCCTACAGTCGGCATGCCTACCCGCGCCCGAGCCACCCGCGCCCTTGCCGTCGGCGCCGCCCTCGTTACCATCACGCTCACCGCTGCTGCGTTCTGGCTCTCGTACGCCGCGCTCCACGACCTCGCCATCGGCCACCACCTCGCCGGCGCCCGCGCCTGGGCCTGGCCCGCCACGTTGGACAGCTTCATCGCCGTCGGCGAGCTGCTCGTCCTGCGCTCCGCCCTGCGCCGCTGCCTGGACTGGTTCGCCATCTGCCTCGTCGCCGCCGGGTCCGTCGGCAGCATCGTGTTGAACGTGGTGTCCGTGGGTGCTCGGGTGGACGCCACCACGCAGGTGGTTGCCGCGATCCCGCCGACCGCCGCACTGTTGGCGTTCACCGCGCTGATGAGGCAGATCTACAGGGCGCTGACCGGCCACCCCACGCCGTCCGGCCCGGGCCCGGAGCGGGCGTCCCTGCCGCACGTCGAGGAGTCGCTGACGCCCGTCGTGACGGCCGTCGCCACCCCGGCCAT